GCGCCGTCCGGGGCCGCGCAGACCCCCCCGGGGGGGGTTGCTGGGGGGGTGTTTCCGCAGGTCAGAGGCTTGCGGGCGGGTCGGCGTTTGCGCAGGTCAGGGCACATTTTGGGCCGCCAGCTAACCTTCGGCCCGCGTTCGATCAGGTGTTCGACCCGTGCGCCTCGGCGCGGGACTTGGGCGCGTGGCACGCCTTGCATAGGGTGCGCAGGTTGTCAAGTGTGTCTGCGCCGCCGCGTGATCGGGGTTGTATGTGGTCGGCGTGGAGTTCGCCGGTGTTGGGTTGTGCTTGGCGGCCGCATTGTTGGCAGGTCCAGTTGTCGCGGCGGAATGTGGCTTGTTGCAGGCGGTGTGGGACTTTGCGTCCTTGGTGGTTGCCCCAACGGTGTGTGGTGTGTTGGGGGCATGTGCCGGTTGTGGTGAGTGTGGTGCAGCTTGGGTGTCGGCAGACTTTGGGTGCTCGTGGCATCAGATTGGTTGGGTGTCAGTGGTCCAGGTGTCTCGTCCGCCGTGTTGCCATGCGACGCGTCCTGGTGGTCGTGGTTGGTTGTCGTTTCTGGTTGCGATGACTGGTGGTGTGTCTGCGTGGTTTACGAGGCTGGGCCAGGTGTAGGCGATGGTGTGTCCGGCTCGGCGTGCCCATGCGGTGATTGCTTCGTCTATGGGTTTGCCGTTGGGCAGGTTGTTGAGCATGTGGGGTACAAGGTCGGTGTGGATGGCTGTGCCGACTGCGTGGAGTAGGCGCCGGCAAGTGAGCCAGTGGGCTGTGGTGTCAGCAGCTTTGGCGATGCGTTGTTGGTATTCGCGGGGCCGTTCGCGTCCGAGGTAGAGGGAGACTACTGGGCTGGGTGCCGCCGCTAGAGCGGCGGTGAGCTGGTCGCGGAAGTTGTTGCACGGTATTGCATCGTCTTCGAGTACGACGAGCCAGTCTGTGTTGAACTTGGTGAGGTGTTGCCAGACTTTGCGGTGGTTGTTTTCGCATCCGAGTGCGCCGTTGTCGATGTTCATGTATGCGGCGCCTACGGTTTCCATGAGTTGGTGGGCTTGTTCGGCGCGTGTGGTGTGGGCGACGATGCCGATGGTGTGGTTCATCGTGGCCTTATGCGTGTGGTTTTCACGGCGACGGTGATGTGTGGTGCGAGTCGTGGTGTGATGCTGCCGTAGTCGTATTCGGGGTCGATGACGATGGAGCATCTGACCCAGCCTCCGGCTTGGATTTTCTCGACGGTGCCTTCGTGTTCGAGTCCGTCGAAGTCAACCCATACGTCGTCGCCGGGTTTCAGGTTCTGGTCCATGTTTATTTGTGCCTCCACCAGCTCCACGGGTTGCGTTCGTTGGCTTTGAATATGGTGGCGACGCGCGGCCCGTAGACGAGACGGTCTGCGTGTTTGGTGTAGGCAACATAGTTGAGTGTGGCCATGTCACCGATGATGGTGCCTTTGGTGTCTTTTTTGTGCCAGATGCGTCGTTGTTGGTCTTCGTGGTCGGCGATCATGTCGTGAGTGAATGTCAAGACGGTTTCACGGTCACCTCCGACGATCCCCGCGTTCAATAGGGTGTGGTCGGCGTGGGTGTCGATGAATGTTTGCAGGTGGGTGGCTTTGTGGTTGTCGCGCATCCAGTCGATGCCCACGACGGCGGGTTCGTGGCCGACGTATAGTTTCCCGGTTTCCATGTGTTTCCAGGGTGCGTTGAGCATTTCGACGTCGGTGCCGTCTACGCACCACACCCATTGGACGTCGGGGTTGGCGCGTAACCATTGGTAGTACAGGTACCAGCGCGCGAAGTATGGGTTGTCTACTGGGCTGGTGACTTGCTCGAATGACGCCTTCGGGTGGGTGAGTGGGTTGTCGCACAGCACGACGGTTTCACCTCCAGTAATGGAGGTGATCAGCGTGTCGAGTAGTTTGACGTCGGGCCGCATGCGTGTGTTGCGTTGCGGGTCAGGTTTGTTGGACAGCAGGCAGGTCAGCACCACACGCCGGTCCGGTTCCACGATGGGGATGTGGTGGCTGCTGGTGTAGTGGTGCTGCCAGTACAGGTCGGCGTTTCGGGCGGCGGCGGCTTTGCGTTCTTCGGTGGGGACGGAGCGTTTCACTTCGAGGTGCTCGTCCATTGAGTGGATGAGCTTGTGGGAGCCGCACACGTCGCCGTACCGGAATGTGGTAAGGCCGGCGTTGTAGATGCGGTCGGACCAGGAGGGGTGTTCCCATCCCCAGCCGCCGAACTCTGGGTCGAGGCCGCCGACTGTTTCGATGACGCTGCGGTGTACGTAGATCATGCAGCCGCGGGCGCCGGTTAACGCGAAGTGGTGTCCGTCGTCGTAGACCTTCGTGACGTCGTTGAGCCGATGCCCGTTGGCCAGGTCGACGAACTGGTACATCAGGTGGGGTTCGGGCGAGTCGATGTAGGGCTGAAACCAGTTGTCGGCGATCGGGTAGCAGTCGTCGTCGAACAGGAAGATGTGTTCGCAGCCGTTGAGTAGTTCGAGGCATTTGTTTTTGGCTCGGGCGATGCCTGCGCGTTGAGGGAACCGATAGGTGGCTGCCGGGTATGGCTGGTCGCTGGCGTCGTCGACGATGACGAGTTTGGCGTTGGGGGTGCGGCTGCGGATGTGTTCGATGGTCCGGTCGGCGACGTCGCGCCGGTTGCGGGTGGTGACTCCGATTCCGATGGTGGTGCCGCTGGTGGTTTCGGGAACGTATCGGGTTCCGTTGACCACCACTTCGTTCATTTTCTCGCGGTTCCGTCCTGTGTGGTTATTCGTACCAGGTGCCGCAGGTGTCGCAGTCGGCGTCTCCGCAGTAGCAGATGGTGCGGTCTGTGATGCGTCCGGTTTTTTGTTCTCGGTGCCGGTTTCGGTGTGGTTGGGCCGCGTTTGATCGGCGGAGTTCGAGTCGGGCGCGTGCTGCGTCATCCATTGGTGTAGTCCACTATCCAGCCGTTTTTCCGTGTGGTGACACAGATTGTGGTTTCTTCAGGTCTCTTCCCGGCCATCGCGAGGGTGGCGGCTTTGGCGAGCGCCGCTTGCACTAGAAGCATCCACGGTTCGTTGGGTCCAGCTTTTTGGACTGCTGGAATGTCGGGAGGTGTGGTGATCCACTCGCCAGGGTCGGAATGCATCAGCACTTTCCCGTCAACTTCAATGTGGATCACTGTTCAGCTGCTTTCTGCAACGCTTTCGCGGGGACAACAACATCGTTGCTTGCCTTGTCGATGGTGATCGACAGGACAGGCTGGCCCGTGGGTGTGGTGCGAATGTTGATGACGCGGTGCCCGGTTGGTGCGTCGGCTGCTTGCTGGCGTAGTTTTTCGTGCTCTTCGCGTGTGAGGATCACATAGTTCTGGGTGATCGCCGCGGCGAGCGCTTCCGCGACCAGTTTCGGGGTGTCGAGGTGCGGCAACCCTGCTTCTTCGGCGAACTGGCCGGCGAGTTCCGGGGGGACACTGACAGTTCGTAGTCCCGGCAGGAGGATCGGGAACGGTTTGGTGTTTTCGTCGCCGGGGTGAACCAGGTTGTTCAGCGTCTCGGTGAGAAATTCTGTGAGGTTCATCCTCGTATGCACCACCAGATGCGTGTGAGTAGGGACGGTGGCCGGTACAGGTCGAGGTGTTCCCGCGGCTGAGGATCCCGAACAGTGAGGGACTGACGCATCCACGGTGGTGTGGTTTCGATGCGGTCCAGGATGGCTTGGGTGATGTTGCCTGTGTACAGGCGGGTTTCGTCTTTAGGTGGGTCCAACCGTCGGGACACGGCGATGAGGCGGCGTGCTGCGCGTCGCATGATGCGGGCCGCGCGGCGTTTCATTCCTGCCTGCCACCGATCGTGCCGGCGCCGTCCTGCAAGTTGATACGCCACGACTCGGGGTCGATATCGTTCGGGAGTCGGCAAGCCTTGCTGCACGCCGAGAAACGAACCTTGCCGCAAGGGTCGGGACACACCCGCAAATGTTTGGTTGGCACGGCAACTACTCCTGGCGTGTGGGGCGGGGCAACCGGTCAATCAGCTGGTCGAGTATGCGTTCAGCGGCGGCGATGATGTCCGGGTTGCCTGCCTGCCGTGCAAGTTTCAGATTGAGGTGCGCGCCTTGGATGCGTTCGGTCAGTGTGCGCGGCGCAGGGAAGGTGCTCATGGGTGGCCTCCCCGGAATGAATAAAAGCCCGAACCTGTGGAGGTCTTCGGGCTTTGGGCACACTTCACTTGCCGAACCCATAATGGCATATGAATCTGCATGTCGCAAGCAAGCTAGGGGATGTGGGGGGTTGGGTGTGTCTCTCATTCGAGGACTCCTGCGGGTAGTTCGTAGCCCAGAACGTTGGCGAGGTGCTGGAATAGTTGCGGTCCCCATTCGTGGTGGCAGTTTTGGCAGACGCATCCTGATGGGCCGATTTGAAGTGCGGGTTGTCGGACGGTTTCGCCGGCTGAGTTCTTCCGGTACACGATGGCGGTGTCGCAGGCTGGGCACGGGTTTGGGAGTGACCATTTCGGTGGCGGGTTGAGCATCGTTTTGATGGATTCGCACCAGGCTTCGATCCTTCCGGAGATTTGTTCGATGCCGTGGGCGTCTTGGGGCCGCCATGGGCGTCGTTCCAATAGTTGGAGGCGTAGCACCGTTAGTGGTGTGTGTTCGCGGGTGAGGTCGCGTTGTGGAACGGGGTATGGGGGTCCGAACACCCAGTAGCTTGAGGGTTCCCATGCTGCGACGGTGGCGTCGATTTCGGTTTTGAGTTCGACGGCATCGATGCAGAGGGGTGGTGAGGATTGCGGAATGCGGGAGGCGTTGCCTTGGGAGCCGGGGATTTCTTCGGTGAGTTGGTCGTAGAGGGAGTCGCGCCATCTGGTGGCGCCTTCGGTGTATTCGGGTTTTGGGTCGATGAGCGCGGAGATGGCGTTTCCGAGTCTGGTTTTGGCGGCAGGGAGGTTGCCATCCTCTGCTGGTTGGGTCATAGGGTTTCCTGAAGTTCGTCGGGTGTCCACATGTTCAAGCAGTTGAGGCATTTCACCAATCCGTCGTATTCGAGTGCGAGCAGGATCATTTCGCAGGAGGGGCATCGTTCGCCGGGGATGAGCCTGGGGATTCGGGAGATCTGTTCTTCGATCTCGTCCATGCGTTTTTCGCGGTCTTCAACAGTCGGATCGTCGCTTGTGATGGCGTCCGGGGCCTGGAATTTATTGGCGTCGGGACTGATTGGTCGTCGGGATATTGACTTGGGTCGAAGCTCTCCCTTGTTGTGGACTACGTGCGCGACGTTGTATCGCGGCATCTCCGATTGAATCGCTGCTACCTCTGCGGTTTCGAGCTCAGCGCGGGTGGCGAAGTGTTGCATCGTGGAGCGGGCGACTGATTTGAACCATGCTTTGTCGGCGTGGTGTTGGTTGAATCGGCTTCTCGGGTTGTTTGTGATTCCGATGTAGAGAAGATCGTCTTCCGCGTTGTAGAAGCGGTAAAGAATATGAGGTTTGTCGCTCATGGGCACCTCCAAGATTCGGATTTTACCTTGGTGTTCAGCGTTTGTTGGGGTTCATGTGTTTGGGTTTTGTGGGTGTTTCCGCATGGGCGTCGGTGTCGATCGGCTTGGTCATTTTTCGAATGCCTTCCTGAACATCGCTTCCTGTTCCCGTCGTTCCTTCTCGCGGCGTTCAAGCCATTCCGCTGCGCCGACACCTACCTCTGCCGGGACGTCGGCGAGGTGGGCGTAGATGTCTGCTTGGAGTTGGCAGAACGCCCGATATTCGTCAGGATCTTGGATGGGGCATTTTTTGATGATGTTGGTGGCGGCGTTGAGCGCGTCCCACGCTGCGATCCACGCCCCCACACGAGCATCAGACATCAGTGACCTCCTGGTTGGGTTCAGACTGCACAACCGATCCGACATCGCTGGGCAGATCGTCGGTGTTGACCTCTACCCACCACAGTCCAGGCTGCCCAGGTATGGCCTCGCGGCGGACAAGGATGCCGCCGCTATGCGACTGGAACTGGAGTGCATCCTCTAGGCTGTCGTGCTCCTGGATCCACTCGCCCCCTCCGGGACGCGGTTGCTTCAGTGCGTAGACGCTCATTTGTGGTGTCCTTTGCAGTCGGTGGAATGCTCGGTGCGGGGCTGGAAACACACCGGACAAACAGGGCTCTCGTGGATGAATCGAGCCTGGGCAGCGAGAATCACAGACAAGGTCACTGGTTTTTCTCCCATTCCCACATGTCTGCTGCGGACAGTCCTTCACGATTCGGGCCACGCCCTACGCGGATCGTTGGGGCGACTCTCTTCGCTATCTCCAGTGCTTCATCTAGCGAGAACCTGTACGCCTTCTTGAATCGGTCTGTGCGACTGGATGGGTTGCGTTCGTAGGACTTGTGCCCGTCGCGCCGGTAACAGTAGGAGCCGTCTGTGACGCACCATCGATCTTCGCCGCGCCACTCGACGTACAGCACGAATTGGGATCGGTTGACGCCGTCGACTGGTCCTGGCCATGCTGTGACCTCGTACCGGGTTGGGCGAACGAATACCTCGCTCATTGTTGGTCCTTTGTGTTGAGTAGTTGTGCGATGGCGATCAGGGCGTGGACCTGAGCTGCTTGGTAATCCCCCGCGGCGGCTTCCTCTTTGGCCCGGTCAATGTGATCAGCAGGAGACACGATCTTGCGGCCGGTCAAAACGGAGGAGCCCAGGCGTCGATGAGGACGTCGAACGCGGCGTTCGCCATACGCCGCCACGGATCCTTTTCCGTCTCGGTCAGGGTGTTCCACGGGAAGATGCGCCCGGAGGATGTTTCCCCGCGGATCGCTTCGGCGACTTTCTCGATCAGGGCGTCACGCTCAGGGGTGCTCATGGTTGGCCTTCCTTGTGGTGCTCGTTGAGCCTCGTGCCTACAAACCACAGGTCACGCTTATAGATGCGGTGGTAGACGCGAGTATTCGCGGGGCCTACCGTCGTCGCACGGAATCATCTCCATGGGTGCTGCCGCGCTGCTCGTGGTCCACCACAGATCCCATTCATGGATCATCGGGCGGTAGCGGCCGATCAACTGCCACGCGAACAGCGGTCCGTCTGCGAGGCAGATGTAGGGCGGTTTCCATAGCCGGTCCGAGGAGAGTGATCCTGGTCGTAGGCCGTATCGGTTGATCTGTCCGCGGCGGGATTTGGGTGCCCAGTGGTACAGAGCGAAGCTGTCATCGCTCATGGTTTTCCTTTCGTGAGCCATTCCGCCCACCCCTGATCCACCACGGGCCGTGGGGGTGTGGTGTCCGGGATGATGTGAATATCCGTATGCCCCGACCGACGCTGATGAGCATCAGCCTTGTCCCTGCCGCAGTCTTCGCACGGCTGGTCCCAGACACGGTTGCACTCCCGGCAATGAACCTGAATCACGCGATCGCCTCCCGCATGCAGTCGGTGCACCGCGTCAACCCACACATCGGGAATGCAGCATTGGTGGTCCAACCCAACGTCTTTCCGCACCTATCGCAGTCCAAGACATAGAACCGATCGCTCACGCCTCGCCCCATCCCGACACCCAGCGGGCCTCGTGCTCAATTCGGACAAGCGGAGAGTCGACCTCCGGGTCGTGGCTCCGGGGTGGCCAGCGGTGTCCGGATTCCTCCACGGGAACCCATTGCTCTTCACGGGTGAGTCCTCCGAGGGCTTTGTCGATTTCCTCGGCCACGTGCGCCCGCTTGACTCGCTCGATCTCTCGGCGAACTTCCGAGTCATCCAGATCGAAGTCTTCCGAACGCCACCCGCATTCGAGGCAGCACCACCACTCGACCCGCTCGCCTCGCCCCATGCGCATGCCCTCTTCGAGGCGGTGCTTGCCCATCACGTCGGAGATGAGGTTTTGAGCTTCGATGCTCATGCTTCCTCCAAAGAGTCCGTAGGGATGTAGAGCACGCGGGCGGGAAGGAAGTCGATAAGGTCCCCTGGCAGGCTCTCGTCTTGGTCATCGTTGGCCCAATACCAGGTACCCCTACTCGTCTTCTGCAGGGTTCCTCCGTCGTGGGTGAGAATTACGGAATCCTCTGGGAGCCATTCGAGATCAGCAGTAGTCTCAACCCCCCTGGGGCGAAGACGCTCAACCTCGGCTACCAATTCGGCGAGCAGCCGGTAGGACCGGCCCGGTGCGACCGCGACCCGAGACCCCTTCGCCACTTCGTAGTCGACCAGCGCAGCCTTGGCGCGCTCAACAACATCACTCATGAGGTATCTCCGTCCAGTGGGTAACGAATCGGGTTGCGGTCTCTGGCCGAGGGCTTTATCAACCTCAGAGGCCACATGCGCGGTGTGTACGCCGTCGCCTTCCTCCGACCACCCGCAGATGCAGTACTCGACACGGTGCTCGCCGAGGAACCCCCTGTCTGCACCGTTGTAGGCGTGCGCATCGATCACCTCGATCATGAGGTTTTGGGCTTCGCTGCTCACAGTTCCTGCTCCCGCCAGTTTAGGACGGGGCAATCCTCAGGTGGGTGTACCACCAGGCAGTAAGGGCACGAGTGATCCTCAGTGAACGGCCCGTAGCGCTCGTCGGGAATCAAGGCGAATGTCGACGCATCATCCTGCGGCCTGGTGCGTATCCACCCGCCGTAGTCATGGTGCCACCGGGCGTTGAACCTATCGCGCCAAGCACGATCGCGGTGTTCAGGGCTCAAGTGCTGGACGTCTGATCCATGCTCTGTGGTCGGCATAGTCGTCATCTCCCTACGAGTGTCGGTAATCGGAAACATGTGTGCGCTGTCAGATCGGCTGCCTACCTGGAGAAACGGCGACGATCATCGAATCAACCCCTGATAAGCAACAACATCAGCGAGCTTTCCGGGGAGCGCATCCCAGTCCGCCTGGTCGACAGCATCCTCGGGGTCGGTCCACAGCCGCTTCAGGGCTTCGCTGAGGGCTTCTGTGAGTACAGCACGCAACTCGGGGTTGTTCATTCGTCGCCTTTCGGTTCTCGGTTTCTGTCTGTGAGCCGCCCGAAGTGGATGACCCGACCGGGCAGCGGCTTCCCCGGACGAATCGTGTTGCTACAGGGTGTGCCTTTGGGGGCTTTGCAGATGTCACACGACCTGCACGACACCGCCTCCAGGACACGCGGATCATCCGGGCTCGAAACAAACATCGTCATCGCAGAAACCACTCGTTCACCATCTGCTCAGCCACCTCCGATGGAAGGCACAGCAGCGCGCAAAGCGACTCGACAGTCGTCGCGTAAGCCCACCGCGCCACTTCACCGACTTGGGTGGCCAGTTCAAGGTCACCGGACTCAAGCACGTCCAGTTCCAGTTGGCTGATCGGATCAATCTCGTCGTGTTCGTGGCTCACTGTTCGTCTCCTGTTGTTGATTGCGGGGGCTGTACGCCACGTGGAGCGACTTTCACACCCTCCCCCTTGTCGCCGCCGCTCATGACATCCGCCCACGCGCCAAAGCGCCCGTAGCCGCCAACTCCGCATCCCGAACCCTCACGTCATGAAACGACGACCGCCGCAACACCACATCCGTCCCCGCAACCACACAACGAGAACCCACACCCGCCTTGCACCACGAACACCGCACCAACAACGCATTCACCCTCGGACGCACAAACACCCGCGGCTCCGGTGTCGGATCCCCGTACCGGTCAGGCACGATCAATCGACTTCATCTCAGCGACCCGGCCAACCGCCGCAGCCAGCCGGCGCTCCAACTCCGCGTCACGGGCATCCTCACGAGCCTCACGTTCCGCCGGAGTCTCCCGTTCGCACCGATCCCGCCGGATCGCACGTGCAGCATCAACAAGATCCTTCGGCAACGGACGAAACCCGCTCCCATGATCGGAATACATCTTCGTCACCCCGGCCAACACGTCGGCCTGGTTGAACTTCCACAGTTCGATCTGCTCAGCCCACGCCTCGACGGTGGCGCGGTTCGGCTGAGGAAACCACGGGTCGTATGCGGCGCACTTCGCAAGAGCATTTGCCGCGATCTGATAAGAGTCGCTCATTGTCCGATTGCCTTTCTCTGGTCAGGGTTTCCGAGGCCAGCCCATCCGAGGACCTTCGCTTCGCCGGCGGTGAGGTTGCTTGATCGAGACGACTTGATGACATCCCCGAGGACTGTTGGCAGGTACTCAGGGAGGTTGCAGTTAGGCCTTCGTTCCCATTCACGCAACGCTTCCCGGATAAGGGCGTCCGGCTGTCCCTCGCGGGTGAGCTTCTCAACCTGGACTGCCAGCCGATCAACAGTGGCTCTTGGATAGGTGTTGCTTCCAAGCTCTTGCCGGACAACGGTCTTAGAAGCGGAGGATGGTTGCGGCTTCGAGGGCTTGTTGACGAGTTCGATTGAGACCGGTTCCGTGTCGACGACGACGGGGGGTGAGTCGTACGGTCCGGGCGGTGGCTCGGGTGGAAGCGGGACTTCCTCGTCCCCTGCTCCCCTGCTCCCCTGCTCCCCTTCCCCTGTTCCCCTGTTCCCCTGTTCGTGGGTGAGACTCTCGTGAGGGTCTCCAGAGGAACTCAAGAGGGACACTGACGTGTTGACCATATCCGCTGGTGGGAGTGGATATTTGTGGCCTAGGCTGGGGTGATTCACCCGCTGATGCTGTTTCCACTTGGTGATGTACAGCAGATCCTTGAGACTTCCGTTGTGGACGGCTTTATAGCGGGTCACCTGTCCACCGCTGGCTAGTCTCTCCAGATCTTCAGTGACTCTCTTGAGGGTCTCTAGAGGCTCGCGGGCGAATTCATCGGCGTACAGATCGGCAACGATGGAGACGAGTTTGTCTGCGCCAACACCGTTGTCATCTACATACGACCACAAGCCGATGAACGTGAGCCGGGTCGAGATAGGCAGTTTGGTGATGTCATCGGACCGCCAGAACTCAGGCTTGATGGACCTGATCCTCACGACGCATCACCGCCGAACAACTTTTTTATGACGGCGTTGTGGATGCGCCACCTTCGAATCTCGGCGTAACGCTCGAATGCCAGATCTACGCGCTTCATGTGAACGTCGGTTGTTCGTCCCGACTTGGCGCGGCAGCGGGTGTCCGGGGCAGATCCGCAGGTAGGACATTCCACCCTTGCCCAGTCGTATGGGATGCGTGGACTATCATCAGTCACAGCCACTCCAATCCAGTGGTTAGGCCCGGGGTCACGGTGTTACCAGCACCGCCCGGGCCGTCTTCGTACTCACGTTCGATACTACCCGAAACACGCTGGTAAAACACGTTTTTCCGCATCAAACCTCCTCGCAGTCTGCGCATCCGTTTCCGCCGCACACCTCACACAGACCGGCCTCGAATCCTGGGCATAGGCACTGCGTGTATCGGGTCATGTCATCCGCATCCACGCCCAGCCGGGTTCGGCATTGGGGTGTGTGGGTGGAGCGGGGATGATCACACAACAAGCAATCACTCACGAGGCCGCCTCTTCCGGGATGTGTGCCCTGTGATCAGCGAGCGCGTGGTGCCGGCGGATGAACGCCTCAGCTTCGTCCGTGCTGTTGAACTCAGCGGACACCGGGCGGCCTTGGGTGCGGGCGCATTCGGCGCAAGCAACGGTGATCATGGGACCTGCCAGTTGATGGTGTCGCCTTGCTGGAGAATCTGTTCCAGGTATTTGACGGCGGTGACGGTGGAGTTGAAGCATTTCGGTGGTTCGGTTCCACCGGTGACGATGTAATGGGGCCACGTCCCAGAAACCGTGTACATCACCTGAACAGCCCCTTCACGAGGAAGTACGCCAGCGACGGGGGTCCGGTGAATGCGAGGACGATGTAGGCGATCGCTTCGAGTTGTTCGGGTGTGAGGTTGCTCATCGGTTCTCCCTGTGTGGGTTGTGGTTTCGGTGGTGCGGGTGGTCGTGGATGCCCCCACGCGGAACGGTGCGAACGGCGACGGGCACGGAACCACAACATCGACTCGACGGTCATGACGCGTCCTCAAGGTCGAACAGGCTGGGCATGTCGCGCTGCCGCTCTTCGGCTTGCAGATACTTGACAGCATCGAAGTAGTAGCCGGGATTCAGCTCGACACCACGGCCGCGCCGACCGAGTTTCAGAGCCCGCAAGGGCACGGTGCCTAACCCCCCGAACGGATCGAACACCAGGTCTCCAGGGTTGGAATACCGAGTGATAAGGCGGTCAACAATGTCGAACTGCAAGGGGCAGTTCTTTACCACCAGGCCCTCGGCATGAAACGACTCATCCTCCGCCACACGCAGATTCCAGGTTTCAACCTCGCCGACAGGCTCGGCGCTGCGCACCTTCATCCACGCGCCGTCATCGAGGATCGGAGCTCGTTTACGGCGCTGATCGTCATCAACGTCGAACGACAGAACCCAGTCCTGACGCATGTGCACTGCGCGGCCCTGGATCACACCCTCGCGCTCCGGCCGGCCGGGGTACACGCTGGCAACCGCTCCGTAGACGCGTTGCGCGAGGTAGGCGATGCCAAGCATCAGTTCTTTGGACACGCTGCTCGCCATCCATCGGCGCCTGCCTGGTAGGTAATGCCCGTCGCCAGACAGGTACCCATCGAGCAGCGCGCGCGCCTGATCCAGTGGGAGTGTGTATGCGACGGCTGGCAGGTGCTTGCCCGCAGCTCCCGCCCCGCAGTCCTTGAGAATCGCCCGCAGTTCGTGGCCAGGGTCGCGCAGCTGGTATTGCAGGGCCGTGAGCTCGCGTGCGGGGTTGCCGCCGAATCTGCCGATCCTGGCGTTGAACTCGTCGGCTTTGTCGCGACCGACCGATATGACCGCACAGCCGCGGCCGTCGATGTGACCATCTGCAAGCCATCGTCCGATGGTCCACCACAAGGTCAGATCACCGGCGGCGGATTCTTCCGGAGCAAGCTTGCGATTCACGTATGAGCCGACCGTTTCGGCCGCTTCTACCCATCTAGGTTGTTGACGTTTCGCGGTCCTGAATGACCGACTGGCATAACCGCGGGTGTCTCGGGTCCACACCTTGTGGTCCGGTGTCATCACCGCGCCGGGAACGCCTTGCGCGCGCAGGTTCACCACGGGCCGAACCCCGGTGTTCTGCTTGACGAGAACTGGTCGCCATCGGCCCCTGTGGGTGAGGACCAGTTCGCCAACGTTGACCTCTTGGATCGGCTTGTATCCCCCCTTGGTCAGCACCAGCGATCCACGCGCGAGGCACACGTGCATTTGAACGTTGCGGCGTTTCTGCTCCCCGTTCAAGGTGATCATCCGGTTCACGTCGTGCCACACGTGAGGCGACCACGATCCCGGGGCGATGGCCATGAACGTGGCAGGCAGGGCACCGCGACCTTCTAGCTGCTCACCGATGCGGACGTGTGACTGGTAGTCGTAGACGTCCTTCAGGCTGTGCTTGGTGAACAGTGAGGCCAACTGGTCTGGTGGCAGCGCGGCGAGCTCGTCGGCTGTCAGTGTCCTGTTTCCGCTCGATCGCCAGAACGCGTGCGCGTCCACCTGCCAACGGGCACGGGTGTATTCGTCCTTGGATTTGGTGACGGGTGTGTCGGCGTATCCCTTCGACCTGTCTGTTTGCGGTTTGTGGAACAGCAGAACGTATTCCGGGGAGCCGACACCCATCTTGGTGGCGTCTTTGCACTGCTCCGACCAGCCCAGCCGGTACGTCTGGTTGTTTTCCCGCACCACATCGGTGACCACGGTGATCATGCCGAGGTAGTCGAAGCCGTGTTTGCGGCCGTGGAAGATCGCCTCGGCGTGGAACGGGGACACTGTGGGCACGCCGGCGCCGGTGACGTTTCCGAACAAGATGCGGTCCTTGACGTGGCAGGCGTAGATACGGCCCGGCGCGAGGATGCGCAGCAGCTGCGGTGTGAGGTAGTCCATCTGCGCCCAGAAATGCGCGTTGTCGTCGGTGTGGCCGAAGTCGTTGTAGCTCGGCGTGTACTCGTAGTGGTTGGAGAACGGAATGCTAGTGACAATCAGATCCACCGAATCGTCTGCCATTCTCTCGGTTTCGTGAACGCAGTCGTTGTTGACGAACACCCATCCCTCACCGGATGCTTCGATGCGCTCACATCCGATGGAGCGTTGCAGCGCTTCCGAAATTGCCTCGGGGTCAAGTCCGTACTCATGAATGATGTCGGTCATCGTTGATGTCAACTCTCGGTGTTGTGCCCATTTCTCGCGGATGACCCGCACCACTTCCCGCTCGGTCTCGGAGTGGATCAAATGGGCTGTGCAGGGATGGGTTTGGCCGAACCGCTGAATCCGGTGCAAGCTCTGGATTAGATCGTTGAACTTGTGCGTGATGCCCATGTACACACAGGTGTGGGCCTGCTGCAGGTTCATGCCCTGCCCGAGCATCACTGGTTTGCCGATCAGCGCGTAGGTGTCGCGGTTCTTCCAGTCGGCCAGGCGGCGCTCCACCTCGTCCGGGTCGAGTGACCCGTACACCGATGAAAAGCTCAACCCAGCATCCTCGAGGGCCTTCTCGATGGCGCGCTGCTCGTCGTTGAGGTCGCACCAGATCACAATCTGGCCCTCGCCGTGTTCGGCGTGGTCGGTGACGATCTCGACCAGCTTGGACAGCCTGGCATCCAGCGAGCGACGCTTCTCCGCGGCGGCCTGCGGTAGTCCCAGGTTGACGCCTCGTACGAGCTGGCCCTGGCCGTCGCGTTCGAAGTCGAACTCATCGGCCGGTGGGTCGACCTCATGCCACTGCACATCCAACGGCGGCAGGTCATAGCCGGTGGCGTCATAACCCAGGTCAGCTGGGGATTGCACGAACGCGGCCCAGGTATTGAGCCAAAGCCAGAATTCGCGCTCTTTATGTGGGTAGAGGGTTAGGTTATTCGCCTTGGTGCTGTCCCGCTGGAACCACCTAGTGAGAGCCGCGCCGGTGTCCATCACCCCGAGATAACCCGCGTAGTGAATCAGCTCCTTGTACCGGTTCGGTGACGGCGTGGCCGTCGCGACGTACCGGTAGGGAACCGCGTCGAACAGCTCTAGGAACGACTGGTAGGTCTTGGACCCGAAAGACCGCAACACGCTGGCCTCATCGAGTGAGACGGCCGTGAACAGTGTCGGGTCCAACTTTCCGTCGCGGACACTCTCATAGTTGGTGAGATAGATTCCGTCACCACCGACTTCGTCTGTACGGCGAACGAACCGGGTTTCGATGCCTAGCATTTGGGCGTCGTGGGCGAACTCGATCCGCACCCCCAGCGGCATCACGATCAGACCTTTACCACCGCCATGCTTGGCTAGCGACAATCGCACGATCTCCAGCTGCATCACGGTCTTGCCCAATCCGAACGCCGCGAAGATCGCCCGCCGCCCCCCGGCGACCGCCCAGCGCACCAGGTCACGCTGGTGTGGCAGCAGCATCGGGTGAACGTCATCGGGGCCGACTTGATGCCCATAGGTGTTGTCGAACCGAGCCTTGGCGGCCACAAACTCGGTATATGACACGTGGCCGGTCACTTCGCAGCCTCCACAGGGTTAGGTATCCGGTAAGCGTTTCCGCCGTCGTCGAGCAGCACCCATTGGCCGCGGTACAGGACGGGAATCTCGATAGGTGATTGGGTTTGACGAACAAGCCAACCGTCGGCGAACGCTTGCGCCCGATAGGACTCCGCCCAACGATGACAAGCACCACAAGCCCACAGCCCGTTAGACGCTAGGTTGGTGTCGTCGCGGCGAGATCCGCCGAGACCACGGGGCCTGCGATGGTGTGCAGTAGCGTCTGAGGCGTACTCTCCGCAGCGTTCACAACGACCGTGAGCACGCTCCCAGATCAGTTCCTTGACTTCCGGGGGAAACCCCGTAAACCGGCGACTCATGCGGGGGCGCCGTTCTCCATGAGGTCGTCAATGAACTCCCGCAACTGCTGGGGTTTCGCGTTCCTCGCGGTCACCTTGTACTTGCCGTAGAACTGGGCAGCAACCGTCTTCTCATCAAGCGTCAGAGCAGCGCACGCATCCCCCAGCTCGTGGAGCAGAGCATTCCGTTCAGCCACCGCAGGATCGGGCGGTGCGGGGGCGTCTGGGTCTCCCTTGCACCACAAGTCGAGAGCAGCACCGAACCTCATGCCCGCGTTCCTGAGCGCGTCACCGATGGCTTCTTTGACGGCGTTGGGGCCTTTCTTGCCGCCGGCGTCGCCGTATCCGATGCGGGTGACACCGCAGATCGTGAGGCGGATCCACAGGCCGCCTTGTTCGTCCAAGAGGGGTAGGCCATTGTCCCCGACTGCGAACGGTTCCCATGTCCACAGCGGGTCCACGTCGAGGAAGCGGGCGGTGAGGTAACCATGGCCAACAAAGTCGAGGGTGATGCCGCCCTTCGGCAGCTTTCCGATCTGGTTGGCGGGGAATGGTTCGCGAAGCTTCGCGAGCCTGTCAACGTCCACGTCGCTCATTCGGTCACCTCCGCAGCAGCAGCGAGAAGAGCAGTGGCGTAGGCCGCCACGTTGTACGGGCGAATCGGGCTACTCACCGACACCGAGCAGATACGCGGTCCTGAAGGCCATTCCTCAATACGGATCCGGCCGTGCTCCACACCCAGCCGTTCATCAGCCTGCGGGACAGGCCAGTACTTATCGCCCCATTCCTCATCCACGATCGGTTCGGGGAGTTCTACGAGTGCGATGCGGTTCGCTTTCAACGCTTCCAGGAGCGATTGCACGATCAGCTCTGTGCCTTCATCGGTGATGGTGGGCTTGAAGAAGGCGTTCACCGCGTCGGTGAGCACGGTTTCGGCTCGGTTGCTCATGCTGTCCACCTGTCTGCCAACCGGTCCAACGAACCGATCACCGCATCAACCCGAGACAACGCCTTGGACACAACCTCCAAATTGAGTTCCAGCGCTTCACGATCCAGGAACGGCAGTGGCGGTCCCTCGTTCAACAGCTCGTGCAAAGCACACCTCGCGTCATCAAGCGCAGCCGCACCGGCTTTCGCGTCGTCCCTCGCGGTAATCACCCGTGTATCAACAACCATCAGTTTTCGTCCTTATCTCGATATTCAGTGCAGTGGCAGCGTTCATGCCCGGCGGGGCCGTGGTAGTTGGTGGCGTCACAACCCGTGTCCCACCTGCCGCGGAAGCGGTCGAATGCGTAGCGGTGGAAAGACCGGTTATGGCCGCACACGCACATCACGAAGCCTCCAACCAGCGGAACTTCTTGACCAGAGCTCTGAACTCGGCAGCCTGCTTCTTCGACCACCCGTAACCAGGGAAATACTTTTCGACCGTTGTCCGGCTCACACCCAACGTGCGGGCAACCTCGTTATAGGGTGCGCCGTCATCAAGCAAATATTGGGCGAAATCTTTCTGCTCCTGGCTCAACGGAACAAACTGATCCGGCGACGCCAAACGGGCGTCACCAGCCGCCCGGACCCGAACCACCGTCCGAGCCGAACAACCCACCACTTCCCCAATGTGCTTGGCGGAACACCTCTCACGAGTCATCGACAGAATCGTTTGCACCTGCTCTGGGGTGAGCCTGTTCCCGTTGCTCATGCCACCTGATCCTCACCATCGATCGCTTTGAGCAGAGGCCGCCGTTCCCGCTCCGACAACCCCCCGAACACCCCGTAGTTCTCGCGGTTCGCCAACGCGAACTCCAAGCATTCGACCCGAACCTCGCACCGGCTGCAGATCCGTTTAGCTGGCTTCGCGCTTTTACCCTTCTCGGGGAAAAACACTTCGGGGTCCACTTCGGCGCACCGTGCCAGGTCACGCCACGCATGCTTGTCCTCCACCGCTGCGGCGAGCATGAACGACAGATCGAGCAGGGTCATGCAACGGACTCCAGTTCTGTGATCCACGCGAACGGGTCCTCAACATCTGGCACACCGGCAAGGGCAGCCATCAACAGTTGAGTGCGTTCGGTTTCCGGGAGGCTTGTCAGATAGGCCCACACGGGCAGGGAGTCACCGCTACGGATACGCCGAGACAACCAGATGACTGTTGCAGCGATACGGGATTCCCAATCCGTCTCCGACAGTGGGCATTCCTGAAACAGCCTGTCTGGGTGGGCTTCCATGTTGCCATCGGTCGTGACCCACGCGTCCTCCCCGCACACCGGGCAGGATTGCAACTTTGCTGCAGGCAGTTCAGCCCTGTCCCGTTCGATGGTGCGGACCGTGCAGTGCGCCCTACGCGCCAACTCCACTTCGGGGAGTTTCGGGCGACGCCGCACCAGCATTCGGCGCTCTTCGGTATTAAGTCGCATGGGAGTTCCGTTCACGGCGCACTCCACGGCGAACCAGTCGATGCTCACGCGCCCCACCTCTGCGCCCGTCGGCACTCATTCGAGCAGGTCTTCGCATACGTCCCCATAAACTCGCCGCCGCACTGCGTGCAGATCTTCAGGGACGGTTGTGACCGCAACGCATTCGCGGCGCGCTTCTTGCATTTCTGCGAGCAAAACCTTGCCCTGCGGGTGACCGGCTCGAACACCTCACCGCACTGCAAGCACTCCTTCTCGGTGAACCGTGCCGGTTTCACCGGTGCCAGCTCGCCACGTTTGATGCGGGCACGTTCCTTCTCTGAGAAGCCGCCCCACACGCCGGCCTCGTTGTGTTGCAACGCGAATTTGAGGCATGGCGCTTGAACGGGGCAGGTCCAGCAGATGCGGCGGGCGGGGTCGGCGGTGTAGTGGCCGGATTCGTTGAGGAACCAAATGTCGCCGTCCTTGTGGGTGCAGATCGCGCGGGAACGCCAGTCGCTGGTGTGGACTTCTGCCAACTGAATGAACGGGGAGTTCGCCATCACACCCACCCCGTCCCGGTCAGGTGTTCAGGGCAGAACGATGCGGTTGCGGCACCCACGAAATAACCTGCGTCGTAGAGGTTCAGGTTGGAGTTGTCGCGTACGAGGATTGATGCTTCGTACATGGTGGCGCCGGTGTCGAGGATGTTGCAGATGGCTTTTCCGGCGTTGATGACGGCAGGTTTGGAGCTGTAGGTGATGCCTTCGGAGTCGAGTGCCATGACGAACGCGTCGGATGTGATGTCTGCTTTGGCTTCTGGTGCGGCGAGTCCGGGGCCGATGATGCCCGCGGCGATCAACAGGGGCATCGTCCACCAGTACCGCCAGGACTTCTCGTTGCGCCTCATGCTGCTTCTCCCCCCTCGGTGAGGTAGTCACGCAACAACCCGACAACAGCGTCGCCGTTCATCTGCTCCCAGATCGTCGGCTCGTTCTCCCAGTGCACCGGCGGCAGGAACGGGTGGAACCACGACACACTCTCCGTGTGGATCAACACCAACTCCGCCAGGTCCTCCAGTTCCTTCAAGAGGTCGAGGTCAGCCATGGGTGGGTTGGTGGTGACGGGGAGGTCGGACCAGTTGGTTTGGTGGTGGTCCCACCATGCGGGTTTAGAATCTGGGGTTAGCATCGGAAGCGTCCTTTCTTTGGTTGTGTTGTTTCCGGTGTTAGGGCCGTCGTCCCGCGCAATGGGGCGGCGGCCCGCCTTTACTTCGGGGTGATGCGGTAGATCTCCAGCAGTGACTGGGCGACAACGCCGGGGTTCACCCCGGACGCGCCGGGCGCGGTCGTGAAGTAACGCAGATGGCGTTCCAACTCGGCGGCCGCCGCATGCTGTTGCCTCATGGCGGCGAGTTCTTCCGCGGTCGCAGAATCCAGGAACTCCCCCAACTCCATGAACTCGTCGAGCAGTTCGGCTTCCTCAGCCTCATCGCAGCCGCCGCCGGCATTGCCGCGGACAGAGGCGAATCCGGGTTCGTGGACTTCTTCCTCAGCCTCCGCAGCCGCAAGACCATCCGCGTAGTCCAGGCCGAAATCCCGACCCAACGCATTGCTCATGGCCTGACGCTCAAGCTTGGCCAGCCACGGATCCACCACAGCACCCACCAAAGCAAGCCCGTCATGAATCACGTTGTTAAACCTGGCATTCAAACGCTCAACAAGATTCACTGAAGCTCCTCAGAGGTGTAAATCAGCTTGGCGGTATCGCAGGGCCAACGGTGTCTACACTCGCTGCACTCTTCGACAGAATCGCCGTGCTCATCGATTGGGTGGTGTAGTTCGCGGATCGGCTTCAACGCCTCACGGGCAGCGGCGAGAGGGACAGAGCGAACAACCAGCGGAATGTCTTTTGGAACGGGATACCATTCCCACGCACGCGCTGCGGCTTCTACTGCTGGATCGCTCACGCTGTCTCCCCCAGTTCCTGTAGCCGGCACCGCAGACGGGCGTTCTCTTCACGCAACGCCTCCAACTCCGCAGCCTCACGCATCCGCTTCGCGTCGAACTCCGCCAACGCTTTCCACAACCCAGACGGGCGAGTCACTTCACCCGACAGTTGACACACACTCCGATGCTTAGGAGCAGACGTACTCACTTGCCGACCTCCGGGATGTAAAGCACGTGGGCCGGAAGGTCAGGCTCGAATGCATCTGCCGTCATCGCATACCAGCAGCCATCCCACTTGACTTCGGGCACGCCTATAACTGCCTCGACGATCGAACCTTCCGGCAGCGCGTCGAGTTGTTCGACGGTCTCAATCACCCTGGGACGCAGACGCTCAACCTCGTTGCGTAGCTCGACAAGCAGATTGGATTCCGAGATTTCCAGCCCAAGCTTCTCTGCCCGCAGCCGCTCAACCTCGGCGACCAGCTCCCGCACGAGATTGTCGGGATACGCACCCATCTCAACGCCAGCCGCTCTGCAGTACTCGTAGATGTTCAGCGATCTCTTGGCCCGCTCAACCACATCACTCATGCGGACACGTCCAAACTTGCGACATACCTCTGCAACTCAGTACTCACGCGGACCTCGGCTCATAGCTACGCGACTTCATCCACTCATCAACCTCATTCAGGTCAACACGCGCCTCCCGACCGTTACCGATCGGATAAGCCTTCAACCCATCGTTTTTGACGGCCTCCCGTATCAGCACGTCTGATTTCAAGCGGAGGTATGACGCGGCCTCTTTGAACGTGGCCCATCTGGGAGTGCTCATTTCGCATCCTTCGGTTTCGACTGGAACAAAGGCTTCTTCGGCTTCGGGAAATGCTGAATCGGAGGCCTCGGGCGTGAATGAAACGTCATCGCGCCTCCCTCATCGCGTTGCGGATGATGGTCAGCTGGTCGATCAGATCTGTGAGTTCATCGGCAGTGAGAAGGACATCGGCGTCATTTCGGTAACCGGCAACATTGAGGTAGGCCAGGTCGGTTCCGTCGTAGTTCCCTAGACCGATGGTCACACCGCCGTGTGACTTTTTGATCAGACGCTGAGGTTTTGAGTAGAAAGAGAAGCTCATGGTTCGGGCCACACAATCCGGCTGGAACGCTCAACCACCGCAGTAGCCCCATAGGACTCGAGAAGGTCGGCCCGCTTCTTCGCTGTCGAATGCGACCCGTACACCTTGTTGGTTACCGGCCACACGAACTCGTCGGTGCCCATGATCTGGGTGTAGTTGCCAACCGGGCGCCACCCCGGAGGACGCCAGCCGGGGGTGGGTATCCAGTAGTCAGCGGCCTCGTCGATGCACTCGAAAGAGCCCTTCGGGTAGGAGATCACACGAACCCGGTAGAGGTAGTCACCGGTGAACTTCACAGGTATCCCTTCTTTCTCGGATCGACTCGAAGCTTTCTCCGCATCTCCCTACATGCCGCCAGCGTTCGTCCGAGCATCTGCGCGGCGTCGGCCAGTGAAAGAGTCTCGCGGCTAAGGATTTCCAGCTCTGGACCAGTCCAGGTATCTCGATGGTGATGCGCGAAAGCTCTACTTCGCTCGTTTTGCAGCGCTTCGTGCTTTGCGTAATACTCAGCTGCGTCGACATACTTGGATCTCGCAGCGTATGCAGCAGTTCGGCACGGATCGCACCGGCATGCCCAGTGGTTGTAGCCATTGGCAGTTCCGTGCGGAACCTCATCGCGTGGACGAGTCTTCAGTCCTGCACGATATTTAGCCCTGTTCTTCTGCGCCGCGGCTTTGCAAACTTCGCAGCGACATCCCCAATTGTCGTAGCCGCCGATTCCGTGGGTGAAGCCCGTATACGAACCCTGCAGCTTTTCACGGTTCCGCTCACGTCTCTTGCGTGCTTTCTCGCGATTGACCGCCTTGCACATGTCGCATCGACACCCCTTGTTGTAGCGGCTCTGGCTGCCTTTGCATGACGGGTCGCTACTCACGCCGGATCACCGCCCCGCAGCTCGCGCGGCAGCACCAACGTGCCGTGATCGGCGACGTACTTGGTGATCCGCTTCCAGGCGTAGTCCTGACCAGCCGGCGTCAACTTCCCAACCGCATACGCGTATCCGTTGCGCGCAACATTTTTGTGGGTGAACGCCAACCCTCGACGCTGAGCGTCAGCTGTCGCGTGACCGGTGTCGGAGCGCTCACCACGGATGAACAACCCGATGTGTCCGAGGAACCGCAACACATCCGCCTGCTTGATGTCGATGCCCTGCTTGGTCCCCCACGCCTGGACCTCGCGGGCGAACTCCTGACGGTGAACATCCGAATCGGAACCGGTGTGAGCCTCAGCCTTCGCAACCAGCGGAGCATCCCGCTCAATCGCGGCGGCCAGCATCTTCTTCTCGGACTCGACGGCCACGAGCTTGCGCGCGGTGTCCGCGAACATCTCCGTCATCGCCAACAACCCCTCAGGGGTGGTGATGTCCGGAATGGCCGACTGCACTTCCGCTTGCCGGGTCTTGACCGCGAAGTAGTGCTGCGCGGCGGCCACGGCGGGCTTGCGCGGGTCGCCATTCATGGCGATCAGGTATGCGGCGTACCGGGTGACCGAATAGTCGATTCGCGGCCGCCCACCAGTCTTTTCAGGATCAACCCTGAAAAGGGTCTTGACGTTGAATCCCTCGGCCGCCGCGGTGGTCTTGGCGCGCTCGATGACCGGCTCGAAGTCCTGCCACCGCGGGTACGTCATCTGCTCCATCAGCCAGCGGGCCGACCAACGGTCCTCGCCGCCCTGCGGGCACGGGATGCGTCCGGCGTCGAACGGTGACTGGTCACCGGTAAGCTGTAATTCAGACATTTGAGCCTTTCCTCTCAGGTGTCTCTGCCCTCACCTGCTCCACACAGGTGGGGGCATTTCTTATGCGGCGAAACGCGCGCGGGGCCTCGGCCGGTATGCGGTCGTGATGGTCCCCGGGTCCAGGTGGAAGAACTTTTCGATGGCGGCGAGCAGTTCTGGTGATGCGCCACGGCGGCCAGACTCGATCGCGGACAAGGTGCCGCGGCTGGGCGGCTTCGCGTCCGAGCGGCCTTCCTCTTCCCAAATCTGACCGATTCCCACTGCGAGTTCTTCAAGCGTCACGTCGGCAACTGCACGCAGCGCTCCGATAGGTACATGCGGTGGAGTCCTAAGTGGGCGGTCGGCGACGCTCTTGGTTCGGGAGAATTTTGAACCGGTTGGCATGCGTCCGAATGTACGGCAAACATTAGGGATCCGCAAGGATCTGTTCGGCAAATGTTGGTCTAGCTGGGCAAACGTCGACATCGCCGCAGGTGGACATGGGAATTACACGACGGTCGTTAGCCAAACGATGGTTGTGTTTGCCGAACATTTTCCGGATGATTGGCGCCATGCCAAAGACGCAGAACGGCCCAGCGCAGGCCGACTGGGAACGACTCGGGAAGATCGTCCGAGCCCGACGCGAGTACCTGAAACTCAGCCAAGCCGAGGTTCAGGAAGCCGGAGGGCCATCCGACGTGGTGCAGTCACGCATAGAGAACAACGACGCATCGAAACCGCGGCCCCGCGGTTCAACGCTTCGAATGCTCGATGCTCCACTGCAGTGGGAACCCGGCTCAACGATCGCAACATTGAGCGGAGGAGACCCAGTACCGATCGGAACCAACACATCGGTGAAACAAATCAGTGACGCCGACCTAGTTGCAGAAATAACCAGACGATTACAGGAGGCACGAAATGTCATGGAAACTGCGCAGACGACGCGAACACCGCGCGAAACGCATCAAGACCAGGAGGAAGACCTAGGCGCCAGGCCCGGTGAACCGCCGCAACCGCGCCAGCCTAGGGCCAGCGAAACAGGCCCTGCGATCCACGCCCACGTCGCCAGGAGCGTCCGGGCGCGTCAACGCCGCAAGGACTAGGCGCGCCCGGTCCAGCGACCACATTGTTGGCGGGCACTCATCCATCGCGTTCAAAATCCGCGCCAGCAGAGTGTCGAGATCGTCATCAAACATGGGCTGCACCTACCGAAATGAACAACACCGGCCACCCCTCGCAACCGGATGCGTAGACGCTAACGGATCGTTGCCAAAATCGACACACGAAGCCCACAAATGGGAATATCACGATTAGATAACCGACAGTGCGTCACGTTTGCCAGCCCCTCACCAGAAAGCGCACACATCCATGAACAACAACACCAACGCAGTCTCGCTGGGAAAAGTGATGGCCGCCGCGCTCGGCGTCCTCGCCCTTGTCGCCATCGTCTCCGCCCGTGGCGACAAGGACGACGACGCCACAACGCAAGCCGCCACAACGCCAACCACCACCACAGCGCGCGTGAACCCGTATCGGACCATCCCCGGCGACGGCACCCACAACATGGGCGGCGCAGACGGATACGACTGGGGCACCTACACCGCCACCATCCCACCCGACTCCCCCGGCTGCACCTGGGCGGTCGTCAGCATCGCCGACTACCGCGGCGGCGAAACACTCCGCGAAGGTGAAGCACCATCCGGCACTGTCCGCGCGAACATCCAACCCGACGGTGTTGCGTCGTGGACCGGCACAATCAACGGGGATCACCGGATCGTGTTCCGCACGAGCGGCTGCGGAACTTGGACCATGACGGAGTGACCACCCGCCAGAACGCAAAAAGCGCCCTGCCGGGGATGGTGAATCCCTCGGCAGGGCGCATTTACAAGTCGGTCGCCTTACGCAAACGTCGATGGGAGTAGCTCGGACAGCCCCTGCATGGCCTCCAGATGCCTCGCCCGGTCCGCATGCGCATAGATCCGCTGCGCATCCACACTCGCATGACCCAAGATCTCCATACGCGTTTGCTCATCCACACCCGATGCGCGCAGCAATGTCGACGTGGTGTGCCGCGAGTTGTGCGGCGGCAACGACTCGGTTGGACCGATCACCCCAGCAGCGCGGAACACGCCACGCCACACGTCGTAGTCCGAACGGGGATCGATCGGCTTCCCATCCTTGTGCCACACCAAGCCGTGCGGATTGTCGGTGCGGAGTTTCTGTATCGCCACATACAACGGCGGCAACAACGGCACCTCACGCCAACCAGCGTCCGTCTTCGGCCGGGTGAACAACAACGACCCCTCACATTCCTGGTACTCGAAATGCGCCGGCAGGTCCCACCGGGACTGCGGGCATGCCCATGCCCGTGTCTTCCCGCAAGGCCAGTACGGGGGTTTCTTTGGCATACGGTCGGGCCGGGACAGCGGTGACGGTTCAGGTAGAGGGTCCCCACAGCCGTGGACGCGGGTTTCCGATTGCAACTGCCAAGCGATGGTGATCCATCCCTGAGCGGGGTTGTCGACGTAGGGCCAGCGCAGGCCGAGGAGTTCCCCACGGCGGGCGCCCGTCAGGAAACCGGCGGCGATCCGCACCGCATCCGGTTCGTCGCACACCTGGAACGCGGTGTGGATGATGTGCTGCGCCACGTCCGCCGGGAAGCCGTTGCGTTTCTTCTTCCGGTACTCAGGTTTGTCGACCAATGCGGCCACATTCCTGGTCGCCACACCCTCCGCTACCGCATCGTCCAGGGCTTTCTGGACGATGACATGGACCAGCTCGGCGGTGCGGGAGGCCCCGATCTCGGAGTGCAGGTCTCGCACATGCTGCGGGGTGAGTTTGTCGATGCGTTTCGCGCCGAGGATCGGGTTGATGTGGTTGTGGATGGCGGCCCGGTAGTCGTTGAGGACGCCGGGGCGGACTTTACGTTTGGCGTGGATGTTGTCGATCCAGTGCAGCATCCACTTCTCCACAGTTGTGGATGAGGTGGTGGCGATGCGGCCCTCTTCGACGTCGCGGCGGAGTTGTTTGAGTTTGGCCATGGCGGTGTTGCGGTCCACGGAGGACACCCATTTGTAGCGGCGGTTGCCGTTGCGGTCGGGGGGTAGTTCTACTCGTCCCATCCATTTGCCGTCGGCGCGTTGGAAGAACGCTCCGTCTCCGCGGGTTCTGCGTTTCTTAGTTGCCATCGTTTCCCTCCCAGGGGGTCACCCTACGGTTCACCCTACGGTGCTGCGCAGCATTACGCAGAATTGCGCAGTATCGGGTGTCTACCTGCGGGTTTGACAACGTTTCTCCTGGTATGCAGCCTATCAACCGCTGACTCTTAATCAGCGGGTCGGGGGTTCGAAACCCTCACGGCGCACAGGTCAGAGGCCATAAGCCTCAGAGGGGATCACCCTAAAGGTAACCCTATAGGGGTTTTCACTGGTCCTACATGTCGTCGCGCCGTCGTACTCTCTTTTCATAGGGGAGCATGAGGATCCAACTGAGCTTGCTGTGCCTTCGATTGAGCGGTTGAAGCATCTGGAGCGTCGGCGGACAGCGATCACGGTTCCCAACGATGGCTGAAAGAAGGATGAAATGACTGCAGCTACTGACCGCTACGAAGCTGTGATGTGTGGTGGTTGTGAGGTTAATTCGGATGACACCGTTTACGGCATGTGCACCGCTTGCGGCTCCATCGAGGTCGCGTTGATGCAGCCCACTGGCAGTCGGAACCTGAGCCACATAGGCGAATCAACCACCTACCCGACCGGCCACGGATGCGAGATGTGCAACTGATGAACACCGATGATCGTTGCGGCCGGTGCGGTCAACCGTTCAAAGACGGGGAGACAGTGATCGACACCCTTCCCCCAGTGCACCACACATGCCCAAACATGGATGAAGAAGCAAGCCGATGAGTGTCCTCGCTTGGTACGAATCACGATTCGACGAGATGCTCGGCAGCGACGAAGAACCCATGCACACAGTGGGGCGCGTGTTGTATTACGCATCGATCGCCACGTGGATAGCGCCGTTCCTCATGGTGGCGTTCGTCCTGATGGACGTGGTTGACGAGTTCATGGACGAGCTGAAGAAACGATGGGAAGAAGCCAATGGCTGACGCTTTGAAACCCGGTTGGTACCTGCGCCGCACCGTGTACGGAACGACTCGGTATATCGGCCCATACCGCACGTGGTTGGGTGCGCGGATACATGCGATCCGCCGGTTCGATTCCGTTCGACGGGTGTACCCAAACTAGACATGAAGAAAGCCGCCCCCTTGCACCGGAGAGTGTGCAAGGGGGCGGCTTTCTTCACAATCCGAAGATTAAGCCAGGACGTAAACCAGCAGCGCGACGATCATCCCCGCCACGACCGCCAGCCACACCGACCGCCACAACTCCAGCTGCGGATCACTCATCATCTGACTCATCCCAGTAACGATTCACCAGGCCCTCCGTCAGATAGTCGGGCTGGCCTACGGGTGTGATGATCGTCGTCGCACCCAGGTCCATCCGGTCGCCGGTGATCCGCTCCAAGCCGGCGACCACAACGTAGTGCGCGACCTGCCAGCCGTCGCCCTGCGCATCCAAACTCTCTTGGATCGCAGCCCGGACAGGATCGGCCGGCCTCACAGTCGCATCCATTCTTTGAGCGCGTCCCACAGGAAGCCCACCGTCACAACATGATCTAGGAACGTGCACACTCGAACGTTCATTGGTCAGACCCCTCTCACAGCGCTCATGCGTTCCGGCTCGATGGACAGTCGTGAATGCGCCCCGCAGTTGGTGCAGCGGCGCATCGTGTACGTCAACACATTCGCCACGTACCGCCGCGGGATCACCACCGTTTCACCACCGCACCGGTTACACACCATCAACCTGTCCTCGCCGTCAACGAACAGTGCGGGATGGTTTTTGATGTGCGGACGCAGGAAGTCGTACAACCCCTGCGTGGCTACCACATCGCCAGCGCAGTACGACACCAAGCGTTCCCGATCCTCAACGCTCTTCCCCGTCACGGCGCGTTCCATCGCGCCCCGGTCGTAGCGGTCAGTTTTGGCGGGCAGGCCAACGATCTGACAGAACGCGTCCAAACCTTTGAATGGGGCACCGGATTTGAACTCGCGGCGTAACACCTTCAACGTGTCAACGGTTTTGAACGGAGGCAGCGGAGGTAACCCGGCCTCCAAATGCAGATCACCCTTCAGCCACGGCACGTCAGCTTCGTCGATGTAGTGGCCGACGACTATATCCGCTTGGGATAGCAGGTTGTGGACGCGCCGCAGGAACCGTTTGCGTCCACCTTTGTCCCATTCGGCGAGCTGGATAACCTCGGGCTGGTCATACCACTTGGCGCACACAATCGTGGTGCGCGGCATGCGGGTCACCGTCTCGTACTGCACGTACCGGTTCTTCAGGTCTCCCCTGCCCCACCAGTATTGTTCGGTGATTCCGGGGAGCCGTTCAACGTCGAGGATCAGGATTTTGTTGCGCACACCTTCGGCGATGCGCACCTGGCGCAGGTCGCTAGTCAGCGACATGATGGTTCCTCGCGTGGTGCCGCCACGCTTGCGAGTTCATTTCTGGCATACCGTGTTTGACGAGGACCCGCAACACATCGGTGAACCTGACGTCGCCGCGTTTCGCGGACTCCAACGAGGATTTGATCTCTGCGCGTTCCTGCTTCGACCGGGCACCAACCCAGTCACATGCGGGGCAGGTTCGGGGCTCCAAACCTGCAAGATCGGCCAAGAGTGACATTCGGTGTTCCCTTTCCTTGGTGTTTCACCGGTCGCGTCGCTTGTCGCCCTCGATGCGTTCGAGGCGTTCGGTTCGCAGTTCCTCCCTCAACCCTCCGATGTCCCGTTGAATCTGTTTGAATCCGTCCCGCACCAGATCGCGTATCTCGTCGAGGTCGTCGCGCATGTTGGTGTCATGGGTGTTGACGGTCTGCTCGTGAATCTCATAGGTTTTCGCGTCGATCCGTCTGGCACGTTCCCGGCCCTTGCGTTGCCCTCGAACAGTGAGGACACCGACAATTCCCGTTCCGATAGCTGCGATCGTGGAAGGTAAACCGATGATGAGCAGTCCTATCAGGTCGATACCGTCGTCTGGCTGGTACGCGGCGTCCACCGCTTCGCGCACCGATTCCCAGATCATGCGGCAGTGACCGCTCTAGTCGCCGAAGCCGTTCCGGGGTTGCCGCGGCGTTCCGCGCCGATAGACATCAGCAGTGACACCACTGCGGCGCCGCCGGACACTGACAGCACCGACACCCAATCGGTGGCGAGTAGGTCAACCGCGCCCGCGCCGAGTGTGGCGATCGCGGTTTGGGCGAATGTGCGTATGGCCCGCTCGGCGGCGTCGATCCAGAATGAACGTGTCAGCATGGTTGCCTCCTATGTGCGTAGGTAGTCGATGGCGGGCTGGGGGTTGTAGTCCACGTGCGGGCCGGTGCGTTTCGCGAAGAACATGCCGGCGTCGAGGATCGCCCGGGTGATCGCGATCGTTTCCGGCAGCGGGGCTTGCGCGAGTTCGATCACTTGGGCCAGCAGTGAATCGGGGCCGGTGAACAGGTCGAGGTCGCGCACGATCTGCCATATGGCGTTGCGGACCTCTTGTGTGTCGCCGGGTTCGGTGCAGGCGTACAGGTCGCCTTGGTGTGCGTAGTCGCGCCACCACGGCGGGGTGTCGCGCATGCCGTTCGATGAGACGCCTTGGGTGTTGGATGGGGCCATTGGGGAGCCGCCGTGATCAGCCCACACGTGACCGAGTTCGCGGTTCGGGTTGCCCCACGTCACGGCTTTCTCGATGTGCGGTTTCATCCAATGCAGGGAGCCGTCTTCGGGTGCGATGTGGTTCATCCACAGTTCGGAAACCACTACCGCGCCTTGGGAGTAGCCTGCTAGCGCGGCGCCGTGGGTTTCGATGCGTTCGCGCCACCGGTTAGCTTGGTTGTGGGTTTCGGTGATGGCGGCGGCAATGGATTTGCCCATCGGGAATGGTGCTGCTGGGTAGCCGATGGGTTGCCACAGGTATTTGTCTTCGACGGCGCGGGCGGTGTCGGCGTCGGGGCCGATCCACCAGGGAACACCGGTGCCGCACACGGTGATCAGCACGGGCCGGGTGTCCACGACGGGGCGCGGTAGGTAGCCCATGACGTACTTGGTTTCGGCCCCTACAATCCCCGGGATGTACAGGCCGGACGCGAGCTGGCCTGCCGTGTTGTAGCGGGCCTGCATTTCGGCGACTGCGGCGGTCATCTGCTCGTCGTAGAGCGGGGTGTCGGCCAAATCGCCCGCGTATGAGGCGAACTTGCGCCGCATAAACGCTTTGATCTTGCGGATTTCCTCGGAGCTGTCACCTGGCCCGAGGCCGACATATTGGCCGTCGATCCTCATTGGGCACCGCCGAGTGCGATCTCTCCGTGCTCTATGGCCCCCTGTAGATCAATGATGTCTGTCCGCAGGTCGGCTACCGCGTCCACGAGGGTTTTGCCGCCGAGCTGCGGCCAGCCAGTGAGGTTGTATCCGCGCAGTTGCCGCAGAATCTCGACGAGGATTTCGCGGTCGGTCCAGTCGTCCGGGAAGCGTTTCACCTTGGGCGGTTCGGGTTCGGTCTTGCCACCGTTGGCCCAGTGGTTGACCCGTTCGGTGAAGTAGTCCCACGGGAACCAGTCTCCGACGTCGGTGTGAGTGCCCCACTTGAACACGTCGGTCACCCACCGGTGGTCCGAGATGCCAGGTCGCCCATTCGTGTACGGCGGTGGCACCACGAGCGGGGTGAAGCCGTACTTCTTCGCGTCCTGCACCGCGAGGTAGGCTGCGACGTCGATTGCGTTGGACTGCTTCATCCACTGATCCCGCATCCAGGATGCTCGCGACCCCGCGAAGCACAGGTTGATGCTGATGCTGTTGGCGTTGCCCACAGACCAGGCGGCGCGGTCAGTGTCGACGCAATCGACCACCGTCACACCACCATCGGATGCCTGCGAGATCGTGTAGTGGTACGAGACGCCGTTGCCGTTCTGGAACCACTTCGCCAGGTTCTCGGCGGCAGCGTCCCCGCCGCCGCCTTCTTGGGTGTGGATCAGGAACATGGTGGGCTTGCCGCTGCGGGCGCTGTTGTTGTTCGACCAGATGGGGAACTCGTTGTACGGCGGGCGGTTTTCGGGCATGGCGGTACCTCCATCGGCGGGCCAGTGCTTGTCGAGGTAGGGGGTGACGGTGGCGATGCGTGACTTGATTTCGGTGAGGTAGGCGCGGCGGCCGTTGGCGTACCAGTAGTCAGCGCTGGGCCAGTTGGGGGCCTGCTGCATCCAGCAGATGTTCAGCCATATATCGGTGCTGGCACCGGGTTTGGTCCGCCACACGTCGAGCTTGTCGAAGAAGCCTTTGATTTGGGCTGCGGCACCGTCGAAGCGGTGTGGGTAGGAGCCGTCCTGTTGGGCAATGCCGTAGGTGGTGTGGGTCGGGTCCCAGATGGTGTCGTTCCAGCCGGACTCTTGGTAGAAGGTGGACATGATCGCCAGGCATTCGCTGCGGGTGTAGCCGCGCGCCTTGGCTTCGGCGATGGTGATTTGGGCGACTTGATCTTTCGTGGTCACCGTTTGCTCCCGAGGATTCCGCCGAGGACGGGGATGGAGCGCAGCGCGCCGTCGATGATGTCCATGACTTGCGCTGGCAGGTTGGTCAGGTCGGGGAGTTTCGCGACGATCTGGTCGTCCAAGTTGGACAGGTCGGGCAGGTTCTCGGTGATCCTGTCGGCGATGCGGTCGGCGATCCTGTCGGCGAGTGGTCCGAGCAGTTTGAGCAGGATGATTCCGAGACGGTCCATGTCCGGGGTTCCTTTCGGGGCATAGAAAAACCCCGCGCACCAAGTGGGTGGCGGGGCTTTTTCTGGGGTGGGTTTAGAAGTAGAACAGGGTGTCGCGTTCGATGAAGAAGTCGATGGCGGGGTTGCCTGTGGCGAACATCCAGGACAGGACACTGGTGAGTGCGATGCCTCCGAGGAGTCCGGTTCCGAGAGCCCCGGCTATGCGTTTCACAGTGGGCTTGGTCACGGCAGCCTCCTGACCGTGACGCGGGACGTGTCGATCAGGTGCCTGCGACCTTGGTCGTCAGCGACAGTCAGGACGGTTCCTGTGGTGAAGAGGACTGTTGCGTTCCAGCCGGCGGGGCCGCGGGATTGAACGTGGATCTTCATGGCGGGTCACCAGGTGTCGGTGGTTTCGACGTGGTGGCGGCCGCCGCCGCAGTGGCGCACGCACTTGTAGATGTGTTTGGTGCCGTCCATCTTGGGTGTGCCGTCGGCGTGGGTGGCGTATGTCCAGTCGGCTCCTGCGCCGCCGCTGCCGGTGGCGCATGCGTGCTTGTAGATCTGCCCGTGGCCGGTGCCGTGATTCGCGCAGTGGGCGGGTGCGGCATCAGCGACTGCGGGTATTCCGAGGGCGAGTGCGGCGATTGCGAAGACAGTCGCGGTGGTGGTGCGTAGCATTGGTGGGCCTCCTGTTGGGGGTGGGCCGTCCGGCGGGGTTGGTTTCTCAGGCCTATCGCCCCGCCGGGCGGCGTCTCAAGTTGATGAACGCGAGTCTAACCGCGTTTGACCACGTGCACAAGTGTTTCTTTGAGATACACTTCTAGATGTGACAATCATCGACCGTATGATCGCCAACCGGCAGAAACGCGCAGCGACTATCGCCGATCTTGATGCCGAACTGGCTGCCCTCGTCTACGAGGCGATGACTGTCCACGGCATCACGTGGCATGACATTGGCCGCGCCCTGAAGCTTTCCAAGCAGCGTGTGTATCAACTCCGCGCTGCTGGTGACCCGAACCGTTAGCGAGTTATTCCCACTCGATCAGGACGTATCCGTCACCGCCGCCACCTGCGTTTGATCCGCCCGTGTTTACGGCTCCGTCAGTCCCCCCGCCGCCGTTCCCCGCGGGGCCGGAGCTGGTTCCGTTGCTACCGCCGCTGATGCTGTTGTCGTTGGACAGGACGCCTCCAGCCCCCCGACCGCCAGCGCCCGCACCGTTTGAACGGCTCTCCCCGCTAGTTGGGTTACTACCGCCGTTGCCGCCTTTGCCACCTGTATAGCCTGTTGCGGATATGCCGGAGATGCTGGTTGTACCGCCGGCCCCGCCGCTTCCGCTGGACGACGAGTTAGTGCCCCTCGCGCCTGCTGCCCCTCCGCTAGCCGTCAGGGAAACGCTGCCGGACGAGAACACAGTCGAACCGCCGGGAGCGCCGTTATTGCCGTTGGACGATCCCGCCGCCCGCGCTCCACCGGCACCGCCGAGGCCCCGGATGAGGGTAAACGTCGAGCCGAGAGACGCGCGTGGAATCCAGACGCGGTCGATGTAGCCACCGCCACCACCACCGCCGCCGCCGTAGCGGTAGCCGGAGTTGGCTCTGCGACCGGAGCCGCCGCCGCCGCCCGCACCGCCAAGGGTGACCCAGCAACCGGATGCGCCCTCGGGTACCGGTTCGTCGTAGATATCCTCGTAGCCGGGGTCTTCGCTGGAAATGCTGAACGGTTCAAACGACGGCCACACCTTGTCAAAGCTGGTCCCGTTCCACGTGTACAACTCAGGGTTGACGAACGCCGACCCGTTCCACACTTTGAACGCGGTGGGGTCAACGAACGCTGTGCCGTTCCAAACTTTCACGGAACCACCACGTACAACACACCCGCCGTGCCGGTACCAGGAAGGGTGGTGCCCATCCACATCCCGGACGCGCTGCCGGATTTCTGCACCGACGAATCCGCTTTACCCAGTGAGGTTTGCACATCCGAAGCCAGCTTCGATTTCGCAATCGCCGCGCCGGTATTGATCTTCGCGTTGGTGATCGCACCGTCCTGAATCTTGGCCAGGGTCACCGAGTTGTCCAAGGGTGTCCGCTGGTCCGACAGGCGCGAATCATTACCAACGCACACCGTGGAACCACTACTACCCACGGGGATGCGATTAATGCTCAGCGTGCCCGACACCACATCGGAAGCATCCACCTGAACATCCAACTCGTTGGTCGCGTAGTAGTCGACGATCTCGTGGATCTTGTTGTCCAACTCCGGCTGCAAAGCCTCCAGGGCTGCATCGTTATCCGCCGCGCCAACAATAGCCGCGCCAGTAGAGGTGACATCGGTAACATCGGCCAAAACGTGGTCGTGGGCGAGGTCGGCCTTATCGTCCAGCCCCTCATGCGCCCCTTCGATACCGTCCTCGATGTGGTTGAGACGGTCCGCCGACAACGGGGTGTTCGTTGAGGGAACGTTCTCCCACGACTGCTTCGAATAAGCCATACCAAACCCCCTCCTAGGGTTGCGCCCGCAAACCCCTCGGCACCAGGCACGAATAACCGTCACCCGGAAGCACCGCGAGGGCGGTGTTGATCATTTCGGTGATCGCCGAAGACCGATCCAACACGGTCGCCGGGGGCTGCCCCTCGGCGGTGACCTCCCACCCGCCGACCACGCGGGCGGCCTGCACAATCAGCGTGCCGTCACGGTCAAACAAGCCCATCATGTCGTTGCCGAATGCGACGATCTGATGATCAGTTTTGATGTTCAAAACAGTTCCCCTATCCAGGATTTCAGGCGACTATGCGGGGCGTCACGGAGATGCTCGCCCCCGTACCGGACACCTCCACGTCACCGTCGTCGAAAGCTTCCGAACCGACGAAGGTGCCCGACGAGCTGGCCGACCAGATGCCGCCCTCCACGTAGGTGCCTGCCGCCACGGAGATTTCAACCTCGTCGCCGGTGTTGGTGCCCGTGGAGCCCGACGTCCACGACGTCTGCTCCCGCGCATATCCACCACCCGTGGCTTCATTCGCCCCTGTGGTGCCGGCAGCTCCGGTATGCACACTGATCCAGTCACCGAGACCGGCGATGGCGTCCGATGCTGCTTTGTGAGTTGCATTGGGAATGCCCATTGGAATCCTCCTCCTAGAGATCTATAAACACAGCCGCCCACGGGTTGTTCGTGGACGCTGACACTGAGCCCGACGTTGAGACGGTGTTGATGGCCAAGATGCCGCCGGTCTGCTTAACGTTGTATCGATTTGTGACACCGGTGAATCCAGAGAATGTTGTCGTCGGGCCGCCCCCGTTGCCGCCAGAGAAAACCTGCAACCCAACCGGGGCGGAAAGTGTGACTGACTGCGATGCGACAGACCCCGAACCCGTATTAATACTTGCAGATACGGACGGTCTCACGTCGGTGAAAGAGACTGCGTTGGCGATCATCCAGCCACTTCCAGACCCAACGGACACGGTTTTCGCCGATCCGCTGCCAGCCCCAGCCAACCTGTACACCGAAACCCCGCCATTTCCAGCACTGTTGTTGTGTGCAGCAGAGGTCACCAAGTTCATCGCAACCCCACCGTAGGACACGGCTCCCGTGAAGGCCCCTGATCGGTCGTGGCAGATAACAACAAATACGTCCGCACCCGCTGCTGCCGTGAAGGAAAAGGCGGAGACGCTACCGAACCCGCCGGCCCCTGTGCCGATGGCGTCGTATTGGGCCATCACGCCGTTGTTGCCCTCGCCGTCCATGCCGATAGAGGGTGTGAGTTCTAGACCGAACTCGCGGTAATACCGCTCCGCGCCGGACATTCCGATCTGCGGGGACAGTTCGATACCGAAACCGTTTGAATACCGTTCCTCCGCAGAGAACCCCAATCCTGCAGTGACCTCGACACTGAACGATCGCGCATACTTCGGCGCGGCCGCGAACCCGAAACTCGGCGAAAACGACAACCCGAAACCAGGCTGCTGGCTGCGCGGCGTCGGGAACAGCGAGTTCGACGGATACAGATCCTCGGACGGGAACACCGGCTGAAACGCTGACGGGCCGCGCATCGCGATATACGGCGCGAACACCAGACCGAACGAAGCCTTACTGTGGCTGGCCGCCCCCATCCCCAGCGAAATCGGCACCGACAGCCCGAAGCCCACGCGATTGTGAGCCACGGCGGCCATGCCCACCTCGGGAGTGAGGGTCACGCCGAACTCCCGCTTCGGCCCGCCGTAGTGGAATCCCACCTCGGGGGTGAGGGTGACGCCGAACGAGACGTGGGACTCAGCCCACCAGCCAACAGCCACGCTCATCCCCCAATCTGCAGATTCACCGCCATGCCCGACCACTTATTCGCATTGGTCGAAGTTGCGTTAACCGTCCCCGTCTTGGTTGTGGTGTTCACGCACAACAACGGGTTGGTGCCCTCCTGCTTGGCGCGCAACCGGGCGCCCACGATCTGTTCAAGGTCATACGACGGGCCGCCACCCGCGCCCGCGCCGAACACCTGCAGTACCACACTTCCGCTATCCACCGTCACTGCCTGCGAATGCGCAGTGCCACTGCCATACGCGTAACTCGGTTCACCCACCGACGCCACATTCTTAAACGAGATGCCATAGGCGCTAACCCAACCCGGACCGGTCACCTTCAACGTGCGTGCCGCACCAGTTCCGGGGTTGTCCATGCGGAAAATAGCCAGGCCCCCATTCGCCGGATCGCCATTGTGCGAAACGGACCCGAGAAGTACACCGCCGGCGCCGCCATACGTGACCGACGGTGCTGAGCCCGCGCGGTCCCAAGCCACCACCGCGAACACCGTCGAACCCTCAGAGGCTTTGAATTGCAGCGACTTACTGCCAAAGCCCGCCAACGGGGCCGACACAACATCAAACCCAAGATCCACCGGGGCAGGCGGAACCGGCCAGTTTTGGTCATTCGTAATCGTTCCGGGATACAGATACTCCGCCACCCGCACCCAAATGCGGGTATACCCCGCGGCCGGGGGGTTGGAGGTATTCGAGTTCTCGTGCAGCGTGAATGTCGCACCCGAGTCCCGCTCAAAGAAGAGCGTGGACGACCAGCCACCCGAGAACAAACCGGGATGGCCGAACCATGTACCGAACGACTCTATCCCGTACCCGTAGTAGTACTCGGAAGGAATGTAGAAACCGTTCGCGTACTGGTCCCACCCTGTGGAGTGCTTCCAGAATGTTGACAGCCACGCCTCATACGACTCCGGCGACAAGCCCATGGCGTTGTCCCGCAACGCCTCCGCGAACTTCGTGTAGTCGTTGATGTTCGTCGCCAACGCGCCGGCAGCGTCGAGGAAGTTCGGGTTGAACATGTCAGCGATCGACGCTGGCGGCGGAACAGGCCCGATCGGCGGCCAGGACGTTTCAGTCAACCCCAACGGGTCGATGATGTCTTCTTTGAAAATCTGCTTGATCGGCCGGTGTTCCGGGTCAACGATCTCCAGCACCATGCCGATCAGGGCGAAATTCGAGTTCGTGTACAGATAATCGGTGCCGGGATAGAAGTTTGACGGCCCCTTCATCGTTGACAGGAAGTCCTTCGCGCCCGTCCACGGCCACGTAGGGAACAGCGTGACCCAGAGCGCGTTGATACCCGCCGTGTACTCCGCGATACCAGACCGCATCGACAGCATGTGGCCCATCGTGATCGCCGTGCCGTTGGGAATCCCCGGAACGTACTGCTCCAGAGTGTCATCCAGCGTGATCAACCCTTTGTCGACGGCCTGGAAAAACGCAATCGCGGTGAACATCTTCGTGGAGGAACCCATGCGGAAGTGGTCATCCAACGTCAACGGGCGAACCGTGCCGCCCACGGTGGTGCCATACGCCTTCGCATAGTTCCCGCGCGGACCGGTGATCTGCAACATCACCCCCGGCTGGCCGGTCTCCGCGCGGGACTCCTCCACAATCAAATCCACCATCGCCTGGTCCTCCGGCGACAACAAATCACCCGCAGTGTGCGCGGGAGTGGTGAACTCGTAGGTATCCGACGGGTCCGACAACCAGCCGGCGTTGTCCACCGTCTTCACATAGAACTCGTACGTGGTGTTCGACTTCAAACCGTTTGTCCCATACGGCGGCAACACCGGGTCGGGATTCAACTGAACGAAATCGCCCGAAGCGTCCTTCTCTTTCGCGTAAACGAAATACCCTTTGATTGTCATACGTCAGTAGCTCCAGACCACGTAATCGTGATAGTGCTGAAAGTTGAATCGACCAGCTCCACCAACGTCGGAGCAGTGGGGGGCGTAAAATCCGGGTCAGGGTCAGGCAGCGGGTCGGGCCGGAAGAACACCCAGCCGCCACCAGGAGCGCCATTTCCGCCGGACTGAAAGGCCGCCAACGAGCCCTTGCCGCCGTTACCGGCACCACCAGCGGGCGCACCGTGGCCGCCCATGACCTTCTGGTCAACGCCGCCCACATAGTCCTGCTCGTTGAACGTGAACGTGCCCGGGCCTCGGCCAACAGGTTTCGACAAAAACCCTTCAGTGGTGCCCGCCGCGCCACCTTCGGCGACAATGGAATACGTGTCACCCCCGGGCGTGGAGATAGACAACGTGGTGTTCCCACCGGCAGCGCCGTCACCAGGACCGCCCACGCCGCCAGCGCCCGGGTCGAGGGTGATGATGGCGTTGTCGCCGAAATGCTCACCGCGCACCCATGTGGTGGCGTTGAACTTCCCAGGCTGACCAGCCTGACCGTTGATACCCAAGGCCCAGCCCTGCGCACCACCACCACCAGCGCCCACCGCAACCGGGTCGATGTAGTTCACCCAGTTCGGAACCGGGAACACCGTGGCCGCGGTGCCAAGGTAGACCTTCAACGGATCGTGATGGTCACCGCCGGAACCCGTATCCACGGCGATACTCACCCACGGCACATCGCCCGAGCGGGTCACCGACGCCTTCGCAATCGACGACGGCGGGCTATCCGGCGACGTGTTGTTTCTGGTGGCCGCCAGCGACACAATCTGCGACGTCGGATGATTCGGCAAGTCCGCCACACGGCCACGCACATAATGCGTACCGCCCACCGGGACAAGCTCATAGGCGTACGCCTCAGACGCCACCACGGGAACCGGGTCATCCAGCTCGTAGGAGATGAACTCCCCGGGCGCGGCCGTGCCGCCCAAAAGCCCCACGATGTTCGGGGAATGGTGCACCAGCGTCCAGTCTCCCGACGTCAAGTCGACCTTCCAGATGTTGACGTAGAACTCGGTGATCCCCGAAAGGCCGTAGCCGATCCACGACACCACGCCCAGCGGCATCGACTCTTCAATCAAGTCAACACCGATGAGCGAATTGCTCTGCGTGGCCTCCAGCCACGTCGTGACGTTCGACAGCGGGAAGTTGGACCGCTCCGACGGCAACAAACCACTATCGACAGGCTTGTTGGTCCTGATGCCAAGGATGTCCCACGAGAACAACCCCAAGCTGGCGCGCGAGGCGATCTCCTGCAACACGTTGAACAGGTCGGCGATGCCAGCACCAATACCCGGAAGGCCCACCAGGCCACCGACAATGCTGTTGACGATGTTCTCGATAGTTTCCCGCAGATTCTCCGGGCCGAGCATGCCCGCGATTGACTCCGGGGAGATGTTGCGCAACGCGTCGAACAAATCCTCCAGCGTGTTCTCAACGGTCTGCACGCCGCCGCGGATCGCCGACACCACCGTGTCAATCGTCAACTGCACCCGGGCCAACAAGGTTTGCAGAATCTCCGGGAGACCCTCGACCCACGACTGCTGAATAACGCCGGTCTGCTTGACCTCGGCGTCATCCCACCAGAACGTGCCCGCAGTGGCGTCTTCGGTCACCACGAACCGGGTCTGCACACCAGTCACCCCAGCGGGCACCCGATACTCCCCCGACAGCTCCTTACCGGGCCACGCCAAGTTCGCGTCCTGGGGGGCGTACGCGTTCAAATCCACAGGGGGCTGTGCAACGCCGTCGATGTACGGCACCAGCTGCAACCGGATCGGCGCGCCCGTGCCCACATACCCCTCATGCGACACAAACACCCGGGCAGTGACCGTCTGGCCTTCGCCCACCGCGAAGAAATCGCCAACATTCTGCCCCGACCGCAGCGCCTTCAACGTGCCATCGGCAATAACTTTCGCCGCACCCGAACCATCCCCGCTGCGAGAATGCGACGGGTCTACAACCCAATCCGCGTTATCCCCCACCGACCCCTCAGGAAACTTCGGGGCAGGAAGAATGTTCGGTGCTTGGTTTGAGATACCGCCGATCGGCAGAATCGTCAACAAACTGGGCAGCAGGTTCCGCAGCGGCGCAAGGATGATGTTCACCAACTGCACCGCAGCTTGAATCGGATTGAAACTCGGATCGTTGAAGTTGATTGATTGGAAGAAGTTGCGGATGTTACCGAAGAACTGCGTCAGTTCCTCAATCCCACCACCCACAAGGCCGGTGATCGCCTGAATGATGTCCCCGAGAATGGGGATGTTCAAAGCCCAATCACGCAACTGGTCGAACGATGCCTCACCAGGGATGAACACCCCAGCGACCGCGCGCACCACCCACGCCAAAAACTGCTCGATGAACTGCTCACCAATCTCAAGCAGCTGCTGAACAGTGAACGGACGCTGCCACTGCAACGCCGACTGTTCCGGGTGAATACCCGGCTCAGACGGCACCGCATGAGCCCACTCCGGCAACGGATCAAACGATGACGTCATGACAGCGGCCAAACCTCAACCGAAAACATCGACGTAGAAGCTGAAGTCGTGTACGTCACCGACCCCGCCTGACGTTCACACCGGAAATAGATCGTCGCCGGTGTACCGGCCGCCACACGGTCAAACCCATCCGATGAGCCCGCCGCAGGTCCCGAAACAAGCGTCAGCCGCTCCGATTGCGCCACACCGGGGCACCGGCCGATCACGTTGCCGCCAGTCTCACCGTTCAACCGGGCCACAAGATCAACCCGAACATCGGCTCCCTCACCGGTGACCACCGTGTAACCGGACACGCGGGGCCGCCAATCAAACGGCTGCGCCGGGATCGACACCTGCGCCAACGTCGAGTTCGCGTTACCCGATGCAGTGTTGTTGATCGACGCCGGAACATACCGGTCCCCCACACGCTGCGCCGCCAGCACAAACCCGTCCGCAGTCGAATTCACCACCGGCACCTGACCCGCAACCGGGGAAGGATCAACATCCGTCGGGTCCCACACTGCCTCACCATCCGCGCCCTTCGCGCCGGCGTGCAGCGCCAGGTTCAACCGGTACACACCCGGCGTGGATGTTCCAGGTGGCGTGATCTCGGTGAACGACGCCTCCGCCGGGGTTGGATCGTCCGGGTCCAGCTCCGTCAAATTCACCGTCGTATCGAACGTCGCGGGAACACCCGGATCGCCCTGTTCGATCGCGGGAACACCAACACCGATACCGCCCTGCGGCCGCAACTGGAGGATCGCCGCACCAGCAGTCGGATCGACAGGGATCTCCACGATTCCCTCAAACAAGTAATGAGTCCCAGCGGGGTTCAAAGGCCACGGCATAAGGGCACGCTCCATTCAAATAGGGCGAGTTGCAGAAGAAATAGGATTGGGGACGCTTATCCCTGCGGTGACAGCGTGAGAACCGACAACGTTTCAAAAATGCCTGTGATGAACCGCTGATGCTTCGCCAGCGGGGCCTCCGACTTACGGCCATCCCCCATTTGCAGGAGAACCTTCCGCTCATCCTGGGTAACCCGCCACATCACATTCTCGATGTAGTCAGTCACCATCCGGGTACGTGACATGAACACCAACGACATCAGACCGCCACGAAAAACGTCACGCCCCAACGCATACTGGGCACCGTTGCGGAACTGCACAGTCGCCGTCGTCTTGCCCTGCGAATCAAACAAAGCATTGATGAATGCAAACACCGTTTCGATGTTGTACGGTGCCGAGGCTGTCGGATAGAACCGCTCGATCGCCGGATGGTACGGGCCAACTTCGTCACGGCGGTCGTAGTGCTGAATCAACTGGAACGCCAGGAAGCTGTTGTTCAGGAACCCCGACAGCAGATCGGACGGTATGCCGGTGAATCCGACGACAATCATCAGCGAGTCGATCAGCCATGCGAAGGTGGCATTCATCAGGTCGTTCAACCACTTTGGGCTACGACCACCAATAATGTGTTGCCAACCCTCTGGTGTGTGATCGGTGATCGTGCATGCATCGATGCCGGTGTCCTCACCCGGCTCAGGCGCAACGAAATAGGCGTATGGCTGCTCGAAATCCACACCCAACGCGGGCGCATAAAACACGCCGTCCATGCCGGGAACCTGCTTGATGACAGGTTTGAAGATGTCCCCCAGGGAGCCGCCCAAGTCAATCGTGGTGCGCAGCACCGAATCGAGCACCGTTTTCGTCGGGCCAGTGATCTGCGACCGGTCCACTGTGGAAAACACGTAGGTAGGCTGGTCCAGGTTCGCCCACCTGTCAGGCTGCGGATCACCTGGAAGCCACAAATCCATGCGGGTATCCACACCGTACGATTGGGTGACGTCCTTGATGACGGCCTGAACGGTTTCCATCCGCACTGTGCGGGCCACCATCGGCGACGTGTCCAGCAGTGGATTGGTGCGTGACACATACACCGGGGTTCGCAGCATGCGGGTGAACGCCTGGACCGACAGCCCGTCCCGCGACAGGGCTTGCAGAACGGTGCCGAACCATGCCCGGATATCCGGGTTTAACGACAGGCCGTTGTTGATGAACTCCAGCCACCCGGACTGCAACCGCAGAGCGCATTCTGCGACCATGTTCTCCACGACGGTTTGCAGCGCCCACACGAAGATCGCGTGCGAGAACGGCTGTGCCTGAATCGGCAGCCACCACGACGGCCAAATCACGTAGTAGTTCAGGAGGTCGCGGATACCGCGCAGTTCAGCGGTGCCAGTCCATGCGCTGTCACGGTACTCGAAGGTGTGGTTCTTCGTGTAGAACGCATACCGCAAACCCGCGGTCTCGACGATGACACCTACCATCGTCTTTTTGCAGTCCATGAACAAAGGGATGAGAGGGCTGTTCCCTTTGAGGACGATCCGGCCGGTTTCAACATCGTTGCGCGGGTCAGCACCCGACGCCTCGATCAGGTCGCCACCAACCGCGCCCATCGGCTGCCAAAACTTGTCGCACACCGTGAACCGGAACGACGTGTCTACCTTCGATTTGCGTTCCGTCAACGCCCGCGCGGTTCGTGCGATCCTGTTCGGGTCGCCGGACTGGAGGGCCGATTGCCATGCGGCGGTTTCGCGTTCAAACTTCGACAACTGTCATCCCCTCCTTTCCAGGTTCACAGGCGCGCCACAAATTCACCCCTCACCGAGGTATCGGCCGGGGCTTGCCACTACAAGTGGCTACATCGGGTAGCGGCGCAACGGAGTCCCCGAAAGAATCACCTTCGAGTCAGCGTTGCCACCAACAATTTCTGTCTTCACAAAGAACTGCTGCGCCGGTTCGCCAGGTGACTTCGCGGGGATCGCCGCGTTCTCACTGAACCGGCCCGACAGGTACTTATAGAAATTGCCCTGCGGGGGAACAATCCCAAACAGCGACCCAATCTGGTCGGTGAACGCGTTCCGCTCCGAGAAGAACGACAACAACGACTTCACCGCCTGCTGGAAAATGTTCAACTCCTGCGGCGACGGCGGCACCGACGTCAAATCCTGCACCAACGTCGTCTGTGAGCGCGGGTCGGTACGTAGGAACACAATCTGATTGGGCAGCAGCGGACCAAACTCCACATACTCATCCGCGCCGGGACCGTCATACAACCGGAACGTGCCCGGGCCAAACAAGGTCGCGTCCCAATACATCGGCTGGTCACCAACATTGACCATCGACACAAACCCCGACTGCGTGACATTCGCATTGTCGCCCGCCGACACTTTCCGCACCGGAGCTGGTGTCGCCTGCGTGATCAACGCGCCACCGGCCTGCATACCAAACCCGATTCCCCGATAATCCGGGCCAAGCTCGCTACCAGTGCCGGTTTCCTTGTGCGACAAGATCGGCAACCCATTGCGCAACACTTTGAACATGCGCGGATTACCCTCATACCCGGCAACCAGGGTGAACTTCTCCCCAATCAGCGGGGCCACCAGAAGCGGCCGCTGAAACATCACTGTCTGCGAGAAGTTGTTGAACCTCGACAGCTTGATCCAGTTGCCCTGCACCCGCATGCGGACGCCGTTACCGTCCCAGTCTCCGTTGCTGTCGCGGCCCATGCGAGCCCACAGGTCGTTCGCCCCACTATCAGGCAGGCTCCACTCTTGGAACCCGCCGAGCACCATCGACACAACCTGATTGTCGGTGTCGGTGTCGAAATCCTTGTACGGCCCGCACACCACCTCGCGGGTATCCGTTGTCAGCGGATCGTCCGGGTCGTCCCGCCACCTCGCCTGGTCACCATTGGCGTAGATGTATCCGCCGCCGTCACCCTCGTAGTACAGCGGCCAGTCCGCGCCGAGGTCCTGCGTGCCCGACGTGTCGTAGTTGAACGTGTCGGTCATCGACTCGTACTCGAACTGGAAACTCGCCGCGTAGTCGTAGGTACGCCAGAACCCCGAATCGGCCCGCAGTCGCAAACTTTCACGCTGCCGCTTGCCGATCTCCAGCGGTGCTTGCGGCGCGCCCTGGAACCACCTGACCGGCGCCCACCAGTGCCCCATGTCGTGGGTGAGGAAGTTCAACGTCGATTCCTGCTTCGCGTCGATCGACGCGACCAGATCGCGGTAGACCCTGCGCGTCCACTTCGGCGACCGGCCACGGCATTCCACCCCCACCTCAACCTCAATCGGGTCGTAGAGCGCATCAATATTGGTGATTCCGTCCTCGGTGGCGCCCTTCTGGTCGATGTGCTTCCACGGCGGGATCAACCCCTTGAGTGAGGTGAGGTGCACCATCTCCGGGGCTACAACCCGGTCAGGGACCGCCATCCCGCCCATCATGTGGAAAGTGATCGACTCGTCGTAGGCGTCGAGCCACATCATCGGCTTTTCACCCTTGGCGAGGTCATACCATCCGTGCGGGGTTACACCAGTGGCGGGGTAATGCTTCTTAGCCATTTACCCTCCCGGCATGACGTACTGGTTTTGCAGGTGATACGCGATGTCGCGGCCTGTTCCGTCTTCGGTGGCGCGCTGGTTGTTGACCGTGATGTTCGTGTCGCCACCCTGGTTGACTTGGGTTTGACCCTGGCCTGTGGCTTGCGGATCAATGTCCTTGCGCTGCTGGGATGCTTGGCCGGCCAGGTTCGGCAACGCCGGGGCCGCACCAGCAATCCCCCCGGCAATGCGGGTGATCCAGTTGTTGTTCGCCAAATCCGAACCACCCGTAGGCAAGAACGTTTCCATCAACCCTTGGGCGCCGATCGCGGCGACCTGACCGCCGTACTCGATGGCACGGTTGATCAGCTTCACCCCAGTCTGCGCGGCCTGACCCGCACCCGGGGCCATCGCGTCCAGCGCCATACCACCGGCTTGCACCGCCATGCCAAGCGCACCACCACCGTCCATGCCGATACCACCGGAACCGGACCCGGCATACGGTGCGACGTTCGCCCCGATGTTGGTGGTGTTCGTCGGCCCGCCAGTGAACAGGCCTTGCGGTGCGCCAGCGGCCATCGGGCCGCCACCGCCGCCCGTGGTGGGCAGCGGGGCAGGATTCGTCGCCCACGCACCCGACGACACCGGAGCCGGCGGGTTATTCAACGCAGGGTTGGTGTTCTGCGGGCTGTACAACCCCGGCGCACCCGCCGCCGCCGCCGACCCGCCAGGGACCGACGTCACCGGCCGGTAATAATGCGACGTAAACGACGGATCATCCGCGCCCGTGCCGCCGATACCACGCCGCGCGGCAGCGGAGTCACTGCCCCAGTTGAATGGCGTTCCCCCGGGCAGGGTGGCTTGCATGTGGCTTGAGTTGAATCCGACCCGGAAATCACCCGGGCCGCCCATGCCCTTGACGAAGCCACGCGCAGTCAGCCACTCGTCCGCATTGTGGGTCGACATGCTGGCGCCGGTCGTCGGGCGGCCATCCATCAAGTTGACCAGATCCTCAACAGCGCTAGAACAATCAGCCAAACCCTGCGTCAGGTCGCCGCGTTGTTCTTGTGTGTATCGTCCGGCGGGAACGTTCGCCAGAAGCGCCGCGTCACCGGGATAGGCACCGATCGGCGTCATCGACACACCGGCCGCACCGGCCGACGGGTAGGAACCCCGGTCATACTGGTTGTTCTGGTACTGCGGCCCGAACACACCCTGCGCGCCGAGCACACCCATCAACCCGTGCCCACCCTGCGTCGGGCTATACGCCGAAATGGCCTGCAACTGCCCCAACAACGGTGCCGCCGCGAGATTCGCCACGAACTTCGTGATGTTCTCCGCGATCCCCGCCAAACCCTTCGAGATACCGAAATCCTGATCAAGCTTGGCGCCGATCTGCCCCAAATCCTTGACATGCTGATCGGTTTGCTTCGTCAACTTCTCGTACTGATTCGCCCGCGCATCCGACATGCGCATCTCGGCGGCCTGAAGGTCACGTTCCGCTTCGATCACATCGTTACGGGCCTTGAGCCGGTCCTCTTCGGTCGCCTCGGTGGACTGCTCCAACTGGGCCGCGCGGGCACGCTTCTCCGCCAGTTTGTGGCGGGCATCCAGATACGACGATTCAGCGGAGAACACGGCAGCGTCCTGCGGCATGCCAGGAATCCCCGGCGGCAACGTCGTGTCATACGGCACCACCGGTGCATCCGGCAACTTCGGGCCAGACGACGACGACCCGCCGGCACTACCCGCAGCGCCCGGAAACAAATCAGCCAACGGACCATCAGGACCCGCATCAGCAGCAGCAGCACTACCACCGCCACGGCGCCCGCGTCGGTCCTCCACGGAAACATCCAATGGAACCTGACCGGGAAGGTTACCGAACGGGGACGCTGGACCGTTCGAGTTCGTACCCACAAGCCCCGGTATCGGGATACCGCCAACCGTTGGCGTGCCAGGTCCAGACCCGCCGCCGAGCTGAGGAAGCGGCGACGGTTGCGGATCAACCCCCGTGCCGCCCTGAATGTTGCGGTCCCACCACTCACGGGCACTGCGACCCAACTGATCCGGCGTGTTCGAATGATTCCAGCTATCCGCACCTGGAATCGCGTCCTGAATGGCCTGTTCAATCTCAGGGCCGTTCTGCGCGACCAGGAACGCCAACCACGCCGGGACCGCCACACGCGACAACGCAGCAGAAATTCCCTTAGCCGACTTATCGGCCGTCGCGGGAAGCCCCGCCAGGGTAGTGCTCACTGTTGAAAGGGATTGCGTCAACGCGGTAACACCAGCTATGGCCTTCCACGCCATAAACGCGGTCACTACATCACCAACGCTGATGCCTATCCGGTCCAGCATTTCGACCACACTCGACAGCGCATCCCACAAATCCTGCGCAGTCTCAGCAGCTTCCTCGAAGGTGCGCTTGATGTCGTCCTTGTGCGCGACGATCCACGCGTTCAGGTCATTCAGCTTGTCGGTCACATTGTTGATCGACTTGGCAAGCGCGCCAGGACCCTCCGTCGTGTCCAGCGGGTCACCGAACAGCGCCGAAATGAAGTTCGCCCCAACACGCCCCACGGCGGCATTCATGTTCGACAAGGCGCCGTCAACAGTGTCGGCCAGCTTCTTCGACATGCCACCGAACTGGCCCTCAATCGCCTGCACAAGCATGCCGAACGAAATCGTGCCGTCCTTCGACATCTTCTGAATCTCAGCGCTCGTCAGGCCGAACTCTTTCTGCAACGCCGCCTGAACATTGATGCCACGCTCATTGAGCTGCAACATCTCTTCAGCCTGCAGCTTGCCCTTGTTGAACACCTGGTTGAAGATGATGGCCAGGTCGCCGAACTTCTGCCCAGATGCACCCGCCGCGTCCGCGATCGCCGTCAACGCCGCCTGCAACGGGCGACCCTGCTTCACCCCACCAGCAAGGAACTGAGTAGCCGCCTTCGCCGCCTCGTCCAACGCAATCGGAGTGCCAACGACGACCTCGTTGATATCCGACATGATCGTCTTGACCTGCTCGGCGCTGTTCCCCATCGCGGCAAGGCGGTGCGATGTCGCATCAAGAGACTTGTACCGATCAAACCCCTTGAACAGGGCAACACCGGCGGCGCCGATGATGCCTGTCGCGGCCGCGGTGAACGCTGTGCCCAACGCACGGCCAGCCAACGCGCCAGCCTTCGACGCCGCACCCTCATACCCCGACAGGGCAGCCGAAAACCGGCCCGCCACAGGCAACGACGACGCAAGAGACGAACCAAACGACGACCCAAACCCCCGGCCCGCCGACACACCATGCGACGAAAAACCGTCAACAATACGAGACCCGGCCTGACGCGTCGCACGATCAACCTCACGCGACAACTGCTCACCAGCGTTACGGCCCGCAGCAGCAGCTTCCTTGGTGACGTTCTCGCCGATCGCTCGGCCAGCAGCCGAACCGCCACGAGCCCCAGCCGCCTCCATCTCACGCTCAATGTTCTTCGCCGCCACCGCAGCAGCACGCTCATCAAGACGGGAAATAATGTTGACGTAGATAGGCATTACGCTCCCCGGTCACCGTCGTTATGAGTGAACAGTTCGATTCGCTTCGCCTTAGCGGCCGCAGCGGCGGACTCTTTGCTCTCGAACCGTCCGCAGTAAATGTGCTGACGGTTATGAACTACGACCGCCTCCCACTTGCCAGCCTTGAAACGCACGCCACGGACTCCGCTCCTGCCCCACCCAGAGGATCTATTCTCACGATTCTGCTTCGCGGTGGTAACGCGAAGATGATCCGGGTTGACACACAGAGTGACGTGGCAGATGTGGTCTATCTCCATACCGGGCGGGATCTCTCCGTGCGCCCACTCATAGCAAAGACGGTGCGGCGAAAGGTTATTAAACCTCCCATACCCATGGTTAGTAGTTCCGCCCGTCCAAAGCCAGCACCCACCTGGCGCAGACTTGTCCACCTTCGCAAACAATCTCTGCTGGAGCGTCGGCTCCGCAATGCCAAACCGGCGCAGGTATCGGTCATGTGTTGCGCACAGCCCGTTCTTATGGGAGAAGACTCGTCGATCGCATCCATCAATAGCACACATCAGACACTCACCTCCCGTCACCAGCCGAACAGATCGGCCTCAACCTCACGCTGCAACTCGTGCGCCTCAACCGACGCTTTCGCTTTCTCCAACCGATCAACCGGGTCCTCAAAAGCGAACGGCTCATACGCCGCTTTACGGCTTCTCGATGCATGGAATGACGCCCTGAACCGGGCGATCTCGTTGTACGTTTCCGCCGCGATCAACTCCGGCTCAGACCAGCGGCCCCCGCGAACAGCCCGCGCCACCGCACCATCAACAGGAGCGAAATCCACATACAACTCCCGAACGCGTTCTTCAGCGTTGTCCACGAACCGCACCCCGAACAGGTCCAGCAACTCCAAACTGGACAGCCTGCCCTGATGCCAATCGGCGACGCTCAGCCCGAAGAAGCGCCGCAGATCACTCGCTATCTGCCTCGGATACAGTCTCCAAAACCACTGGGCCTCCATCACTTTTCGAGTCGGACTCAGCTCGCTCCGCGATTGTGAAGCCCTGCTCGGTCCACGCCCGCCACACATCACGGGCACCAGCGGGACGCCCGTTGATTTTCTTCGACCGCAACACCTCGTAGGTGTCCATGCCCAGCACGACCTGAACGATCCGCACTTCACGCGGCGGCGACACACGCTTACCGTCCTTGTAGTACGGGGGGCCTTTCACCGCGCCGGGGCGGGTCTCCGCCGGCAACACCATCTCGTTGCCGTCTCGGTCCTTCACGGTCTGCTCCGGGATGTACAGGTCAGGTTCCCGGTCATAGGTTTCGATCTCTTCGAGATACGCCTCGTACGCTTCCAGCGCATCATCGTCGAGCATCCGAAGGTTCGGGTGCGGGGGGATCGTCATGGTGCTGCCGTCATCGAAGCGCAGGACACGATCGGCGAACGGGGAGTCGAACTCGGTGGCCTGTTCACGCGCGGCGGCACCATTGTTCTCGGGTTTCTTCACAGACATCAGGGGCTTCCTTAAAAAGGGGGGGCTTCGGGGTTGAGGGGTTGGGCTGGCTTTATGTGGTTGCCTGCCGGGTGGGTGCCAGCCCCAAACCAACCCACCCGGCAGGACGATTCACCGGCTAGCTGCCGTCCGAGTACTGCGCATCCCATCCGGGGCCACCCATCCACACATAGAAGTAGCCGGGCACCAGGGCAATCGTCCCAGCCGGATCGGGCCGCATGAAGTACTCATTCGGCAGCACCTTGTACGTCAGGTCCGCCGTGTCCGGGTCGGTCTTGGAACGCTGCTTCGACGCCTGGTCGTCCAGCTTCACCGCCGGGTAACCCTCAGCGCGGTAAATGAACCCGCCGGAAGTGCGGCGCGCGTACAGCAGCAGCAGCTGGTACTCCGCCGAATCCGCGTCCAGCAGCGGACCCTCACCATAGTCAGGGGTACCCGGAAGAGCCACCAGCGGATTACCGGCGTTGTCGCACAACGGCAACTCCGACTCCAGCCGGTGAATCAGAGGATCAGCAGTACCGAGCGCCACGAACCGCACCGAGTACGACTTTTCCGTCACCTCAGAATCGACCGGGAACTTCGACTGCAACACCATCAGATCGTCAGAGGTGACATCCGGTTCACGTTCCGCGCCACCATCCTCGGGGTTGCAGCCGATGTGCCACCAACCCTCATTCGGGGCAGTGTTGTACTCGTACTTGCCGTTCACCTTCCGGCGAATGAACAGGTCGTCGCGAAGCTTCCCGTCCTGCGCAAACGGCGACCACTTCACCGTCACGCAATCATCCTCGAACGGCGACATGTCCGTCGCGGCACCGCGATTGTCGCGGATGAAAACCGCCTGCAGGCCGCCCCGTTCGATGAACGGCTTGTGAATGTCAGTGAATCCGCCGGCGCTCCAGTCGGTGCCGGTCAATGGCTGCGTCATAGGGACGCTCCTCTCATTTGGATAAGGGACCGGATTGCGAAAATTTCCGGCGAACAAAAAGGGACCCGGCACCATCCGCCAGGCCCCTTGTCAGGGCTGAAACCTTCAACTAGATGTACTGAACACCGATCTCGTAGCGGCCCACATGCCGCACCAAGTGGCCGTCGTCGTCATACTCGACAAGGACCGGTTTCATCAGCACACGCGCATAGTCGATACGCGCAACAACACCACCGCCGACCGGTATCTCCGTCAGCGGGTTAACGACGAGCTCCAACATCCGCTGGTGCGTCAACTCGGCCTCATTCTCAGCGGCCTCATCAGACGCCGCGAACGTATGCACCGACACGACAGCCACATCGCTGCCTTCCTCGGGAACATCACGCCCATCGACACGACGCACCACACGGTGCGGCAACGGATCACCCGACAAACGGCGAGTGGAAACCTTCCCCAAAGGGGACAGCCACGCCACCAGTACACGGTGGATACTCGGCGCTGAATCAGTCGCCATACGCGTTGCCGCCGAACTGTTTAGCTGTCTTCTGGGCAGGCGCGTACTCGTCGTTGTGCGCCGACCCGAACTCCACGAGATGCGCTTGCGGATCAGTCGCGCCGACCTTCCCGCGACCCTTGTTCGTGGACCGTTCCGTCACCTGAACAGAATCACGGTAAGCGCCGGTGCCCACGGGAGAATTGTTCTTCCACGCGGCAACAACCTCGTCCATGAACTCGTTGACGCCCTCGTTCACCTCAGGCAACTTGTCGAAATCGTCCAGCCGCACACCGAACTTCGCTAAAGGGTTTTTCCTCGTTGGACCGTTAGCCACGATTCATCACACCTTCCGAAGTTCTGCCACCAAACCCGGCGCCCAACCGTGAAAACCCATGTTCCAGTCACGAACCGCAACCACATCGAACACATCTGACCCGTACCCCACACGGTCTTTCACCTTCACCGGTGAACCGGGCGGCAAGTACAGGTCAACATCGATCGTTTCGGTTTCCACAATCGAATACGTCCCCACCACCTGCACATGCGGGGCAAGTTGGATCACCGGAACAGACACCCCGGCACCGAACTGGGGAACCGTGTTCCCCAATCCATCCGTCGAGTCACCGACGTGCGGGTAATGCGTCACCGTGTACGCGGTTGGAAACGTCATAGCCGGTGAATCGTGATCGTAGGTGCAGGGTTGGCGAACCGTTTCGCATCTTCTAACTCGTCCCGGGTGAACACTGCCGTCCCGGACACCCACTCTGCGTTCCGCTGGGTGAACGGCCCTGCCGTCAGCGATACCGCCTGCGATGAAACCGAACCCGGCGTCACCGTAAGGTGGCGTGCGGCGACCGCAGCCACAAACTCTGTTACAGAGTCGGGCACACCTCCGCCAACATATTCGACGATCACCACTGTGCCGGTAACGAGCGAACACCCATTTCTGGTGACATCCACATAGTTACCGTCTTGGTTGAAGTCGACTTCTTCTCCACCGGTAAGCGTGACTGCTTCGACTTCATCCACCACGCCAGGCAGCCACACGCGCCCATTGACGACCTGCGCCCGCACCTGAGTGGCCCCGGTGGTGAACACCCGCCCGGTGACGCGCTGGAAGGTGTCACTGACACGGCCCAGCACGCCATCCACACGGGAAGACTGCTCCGGTGTGAGCGCTGCGGCGCTCGGCAATCCGAGCGCCGCAGCAACGTCATCGGCGGTAGCAAGCAACATCGCTGTGGCTAGCTGCCCGTCTTATTGAAGACGACCACACCAGTCGGGCGAACAACCTTGCCGCCGTACACGTGCAGAGCGCGGATACGGTCGGAGAAGCTGTCCTGGTCGCGCAGCGCTTCAACGGTGTCGATCTGCGACACATACGCAGCAGCCGACGGATGGAACGCGACGAACTGCTCATCGTCAGTGTCCCGCAGGTTGTTCGACTCCACGATCCGAGCACCCAGCAGGTTCCCGATGGTGCCCGCGCGCAGACCAGCAGCGTCGCCGGAGGTGTCCGCGCTGGTCAGCTTCGACCCGGATGAACGCAGCCAGAACGCCATCTCCGCGTTCACGACAACGACACGCCCCACGTTCGGGACGTTCGCCTTCGTCAGCTCCTTGAGCGCCTTGGCGATCAGGTCGAACGCATCATCAGCATCCGAGGGAGCAGAACCGGTAAGCGCGGTCCCGTTGTCCACCAGCATGTCAGCGATGAACTTGTCGGTGTCGGTGGCCAGGGCCGTGGCACCAGCACGGGTGTAGGCCTCCAGCGACCCGGCGACCTGAACACGGTCGATGTCATCGACGAGGAAGTCGATCGACTTTTCCTGATCGATGAGCAGATCGACACCGGTGTCGGAAATCGCGTCCGCCGAGGTCTGCCGGCCAGCGGCCTTGTAGTCCTTGACGGTAGGTGCCACCACGCCCGCGATATGCACCACGTTGCCCTTGCTTGCGGTGCCTTCGTACTCGCGGTTGACGAGGTTGGCGAAAACGGTCTGGGCGGTCCACTCCTCCAGGAGCATGTCCGACCAGAGTTCGGGAATGAAGTTGTTGAAAGCCATTTTTGGCTCCCTTCTGTGTTAGTGGAGTTCTCCACGTAGATAGCTGTCGAGGCGGCCCTCTTCGCGCGCCTTCTTTCGCTCGGCAGGCGGCAGCGCCGCGTACTCGGCGGGGGTGAGAGGCTTCGGGCCTTCAACCTTCTTGTCTGATGTGACTTCCGACGTCGGCACGGCCGACGACGCCAACTTTGCCTTCAGCGCTTCTTCGATCCGCTTGTTGACGAACTCATTCCACCGGTCGGCGGATTCGCGCATCTCTTCCTCGGTATCGCCATGAATGAACTCCGGATCGACTTTCGTTTCGCGCGCCACATTGCTGCGGATGCGTTCACGCTCAGCGGTTTCGAACTTTCGTGCCAGTTCTTCGATCCGGGCCAGGGGGTCGTCGCCGATCTTTTCCTGCGACTCCCGCCATTTCTTGGCGTCCGCGAAGTTTTCCTTGGCTTGCGCCTCGTTCTTGCGGGCCATTTTCTTCCAGAACTCGACCGTCTCGGTTGGTTTCGGAGCTTGCGTTGGCTCCTCAACCGTGGCGGTTGCGTCCTGGTCGACTGCCGGTTCCACTGGCTCCGTTACGGCGCTGTGTTCCGACGTTTCTGCTGTCACATCATCAGACATGAGGGTTTGTTTCCTTTGCGGATGGGTTTTCTTTGTGACATGCCCCGTTACGGGACATGTGTGCGTTATCCAGACCGCCAGGGGTCAGCGCTGGATGCTTCTGGGGCCTGAGAACTTCTGGTCACGCCACGCGAGGACCGGCCCAACCTCGCCGTGCTCCCGGGTGACGATCAACTTCCGGTAGTCAACGGCGCGGCCGCCGCGGTCTGCGATATCCGCGAACGCCTTCACCTGGTCATGCGTTTCGTTGAGAAGTTCCGTGCTGATCGTGTCGAAGTCCATCCCCGGCGGGATCACGTCGATATCGCAATCGCAGCCCGGGTGAATGGGCATCAGCGAGTTTTTGCGGTACCGCATGGTTGATGCGATGACGCACAGCGCGCAGTTCTCGTTGCCGGTCAAGACGCGGCGGTAGAACTGGACGCCGCTGCGGGCGAACGACGCCCTAGCTTGGTGCGTCTTCGCTAGTTGCAGGTCGGTGCCCGCCAGGTTCTCGATACGGCGCTGACCGGCACGGAGTGCCGCTGCGACGCTCTTACCTTCCGACAGTGCCGTACGTGCTGTGATCACAGGTCGCGCGTACACCGTCTCCGACGGCACACCGCGAATCTTGGATACCTCGACGGCCTGCACCGGTGACTGCTGGGTGACTTCTGCGATGTATACCGAAGTCATGGCAGCCATCGACTCTTGGGCCGCTTGGACAACCGGTGCCACCGAAGATGTCAGCTCTTGCAGTCCACTGTCAGACAGCGTTACCGATGTCCACGCTGCGGACACATATTCGAGCAGTCTGCGCCTCAGTTCAGCGGTCGCAGCCGCATACTCAGCGTGATCCATCTTCCTGGGGGCGCTGCACCGGATTGCCGGCGAACAAAGTTATCTGCTCACGCGCCCTATCGAGATCGTCCTGCTTGATCTGATCGGCGTTGTAGTTCAGGATGTTCCGCCGGATAGACGCCCACGACTCGCCGGCCGCCTTAGCCAGAGATGCGGCGGAATACTTCTCCCCCAGCGTCACACGGTCAGGCGACTCAAACGACACATCAACGGTGTCCTCAACCGATTCGCCCTCAATCTGCAACGCCTTAACCAAGATGGCCTCCAGGCCGATCTTCGCTATCGACAACCGATCCTCACACTTGAACAGGAAACCCTTCTCAATGTTGTGCGCACCCTCAGCCGACTGGTTCGCGCTGTCCGGCATCAGCATCGGCAACGGAGTCTTGGTCGCCGACGACAGCTGTCGAATATGCTCCTTTATCGCCGACAACATCGGAGTGAAGTCGTTCGCCTGGGACTCCCAGATATCAACCCCAGGGGGCAACTCCCACAACGCTCCCGGCGCGGCCTCAAAGATCGAGGCGTAGTCGATCGCGTTGCCGTTCTCGTCAACCTTCGGCAACCCATGCTCCGCCGACTTCAACGCCCGCTGCCGGAAAGCCTGGATCGCCATCGTGGACAACAACTGAAGCTCAGCCCGGTTGATCCGGTTGATGATGTCAATGTGAGGCTCCACCTCGCCCATGCCATCAGGGTTCTGGTACACCACCACCGGCGGCGGCGAACCGGTCACTACAGCATCACCAACCGGAACCCACGAGTCTGAGATTCGCGTCACCAGCCTGCGCCGGGACGATGACTGCACAAAGCACGGACGGGCGAACTTCTGCCACCCGTCACCCGACCACACAATCGCAAAATCCGACTCGGCATCGAGGTCCCGCCACCACCGCATAGCGGCCCTGATCCGCCACGGCTGCAGCGGGTCAACGCTGACAACCATCGTTTCAGGAGAGTCAGCTGTGATCGTCGCCGTACCGTCATCACGACGCCAGCACGTCAAATACGACTCGCCGAAGTCCAGCCCATACTTGACCCACTGCTTACACACAGAGTCCATGCGGTTATCCCGCCAAATGCGCCGTGCGCGTAACGCCAAATCACTATCGGCGGAACCACCAACCGTGATGCCATTCGGGATGATTCGGTCAGCAACAGAGTCACGCACCATCAGACCCCAGTTGGTGCGCGCCTCACGCTGAAACGAACGCCACGCCGCAGACGTGTTCCTTGTCAACTCGGGCAACGGAGCATCCCCATTGGAGTAACGCGCCAACAAACGCACCCGCGACATTCCGTCGTCGATACGCTTCGTCAATACCGGGAGCCATTCCGCTGGCGTTGAAGCAGTCAACAGCTGACCCCCTCTCTGTCTCTATGTCGACTAGTAGATCCGTCTAGGCGCAAACACTTTCGGGCGCGGACGTGCCCCATCACGACGCGCATCAACACACGCCTCCCACGACAACATCCCCGCCATCGCAGCATCAAACTTGTCGGCCAAACGGCCATCCTGCTTCTGCATAACCCACAGAGGCTGGCCCGTATCGTCCACCAGCTTCAGCTCACGCCGACCCGCATGACCCATATGCTCAACAAACTTCGGCCGCCACACATTGGCAGCCAGCGCCGCGTCACCAGTCGCCAATGCATCGGCATAACCCTGCGTCGCAGCAGCCACACGCCTCAAACTGCCGCCGCCGCCAACAGCCCACTCCACAACCCGATCCGGGAAACGGCCCGCCCACGCGGCGATCGTCGAATCCCAGCCCCACGGATCGCAGTACATGCGCCACACCTCAAACCGAGACATCATGTCCACAACGAGCGCTGTCACCTCATGCTCAGGGACTTCCCACTCTTCGACGTTCTCGGGCCGCTCCCAACAGCCCAACAACATCTGGCGTCCCGTCGCAATCTCAGTGACCACGACAGCCGTCGCATCTCTCCACCGCGACCCGTCAAACCCAGCGGTGACGAACGCTCCATCTGGGACCGTCTCATCACACTGCACCAGGCGTGTCATATCGAACGCCTGCGAGCCCGACTTACGCCACCGATTCAGATAGACCCGCTCCCAGTACGCGCGATCAATACCAGTACGGTCGTAGTCCTTCGCGATCCGCTCAAACTGACCCGGACCCCACTCCCCAATAGGGCCGGTAGCATCCGCGACAGCAGCAACCCGCTTCTCCACCGTCGACAAATCATCATGCTCATCGCCAGCCCAACGGCGGAAAAAGAACAGCGACGGGTCCTGCCGCTCGCCCCTGGCGATAGACTCCGCCTCGGCAAGCACATCCTCTTCAATGCTGCCCTGCCCCGGCTGCCCAGCCGTGGACGTGTACAACGTCCACGGGTCCTCCATCGGCCGCTTCGGCATGTTCTGCAACATCGTCTCGTGCGCATCACGATGCCTCGGCATAAACAACCGGTGCGGCTCATCGAAATGCTGAAACGTCGTCCGCGCGCCATCGCGAGACCCCGGAGCATTCGACACAGCAACAGCGAACCCATCCTCACCACCCGAAGGTGACAACCGGACGATCCGCTCCTTGCTGATATCAAACAGATCAGCATCGGGGCCGTTCTCCAGGATGTACTTCAGCACACCGAACGCCAGCTCCGACACCTGTTCCTCGGTGACCGCCATCATCGGAATCACCGGCGACCGCACCGGCCGCCCCACCGGATTGCCGGCAGCATCGAACCCGTCACACCGAACCGGCGCCTCCGGGTGCAACTCCACACCGCAAATCCACGCCGCGAACTCGGTCTTGGCTACACCCTTCCTCAGTTCGACACCAGCCCGCTCAAACCGACGACGGCCAGCCAAACGGTGCCCACGCGGATACAGCTCATACAGGCGATACACCAGCGCGCGCTTCTCATCATCGAGACGCGCGGCCTGCCCCGACAATGAGCCAGGACCGAACACCATCCGATCCTCAATGAAGTCACAAACCTGCGGACCCAACGTAGGAAACGCTAAATCCACAGCAGGGACCTGCAAAACAGCCATAAGGCCGTCAGGTCACAAGCTTCAAACGAGGATCGTCACCAGGCTCCGGTGGGCACACCGGCGCAGCCTCAGACTTCCGCCGCTTCGACCCCTTAGCCTTCGAATCCTCGGTCGCCTCAATCTGCCACTCCAAACGGCGACGAGCCAGCGGATTCGTCCCGTAATCAGTGTCGGCCTTCTCCAACCGAACCTGAGCCTCCGCACGCGCCTTCGCGTTATCGGCAGTCCAAAAATCGTTGTACAACATCGCCACACGGAACAACCCGTTGATATCCGAGTCTGTGTACTCCGGGGCCATCGGCGACGCCCAAATGTCATTCCACCAGCGCACCGTCAACGGATGCCACGCAACACCATCCGGCAGGTCTGGAGCCACCACATCATGATCCGCAGACAACGTAGCCCGCGTCGCAGACTTATTGCGACGAGCACGCACAGAAGGATCTTTAGGTACAGGTGGCATGACTTCCTCCCATTTCGGGAATCAACAAGTGCTGGCGAAAACCGCAGGTCAGACCCCATTTCGGGGAAACCGCGAAACCCCCGGGTTCCGTACAGACCAAAATCCGCA